GACCCGTTCGGTGGCGCTGAGGACCTTAAGAATAGGGTGCTCCGCTGTGTAGGCGTTGCTGAGGACAGAATTTCTGAGGACCCTCTCAGGGCTCTCAGGGCTGTTCGCTTCATCGTCACCAAGAACCTCGTGTGGGACAAGGAACTCGTCGCTGTCCTCTGTGCTCGCTGGCTTCCCGAAGCCCTTGCGTCTGTCTCTGTTGAGCGTAGGCGTGAGGAAATGGCGAAGGCTATGCACACGGACACGATGAGGACCCTCGCGCTTCTTTTCTCGCTTCCCATTGGTTTCAGGGAAGCGGTGTTCGCTGATGGCATGTGGCTTAAGCCCACGATGGAAAAGTGATGTCCGAAGATGAATTCCGTGGCATAGTAAAGCGGTACACAATCGCCTCTATGTCCACGGAATTCATCCGGGCGAATGGAGTAGATCGTGGAGGCATGGCAGCCTCGGTGCTTGATTCACTAGACGATATGCCAGCACTAATAGAAGAACTTAGACGAATGAGGGAGACAGAGTGACACTGACACCAAACGTAGACTACGCGACGTTCACTCGCGCAGATGACGGCACAATTACAATGGAGTGGCACGGCGATGTCGGCGTTGCTCTAATTACGCGTGACCTCATTGAGGCCACAGTTAGGGAGCACAATGAAAACGTTGAACTGCGTAATCGGCTGGACAACATTAGACGGCTGGTTGCCACGTCCCAGATTGTCGATCCGGGCAACGGGTATCCGATCCAGGCTATTCCCAAGACCTATCTTCTCAGCGCGCTAGACGCGCCAATCATGGGGCAGAGGTTTGAGGCCCCGGTAGCACCTAACGGTGCTATTCCCATGCCAGAGAAGGCAGACAATTGGGTGGCGGCGTTTGACGAGGACGGGAATGTTCTTCGCAAGATCGTCTACCCCGCTGACTTCGATATCTCTGCACTAGAACTATCTGGCATCGGTTGGAGTATGCACTACACGCAGAAGGCTTATCGTGTAGTGACCAGCGACCAGCGTGTTCTAAAGGATCGTCGTGGCAACTACAACTTCCGGTAGGCTAAGGACGTGCTGGGACCGCTGCCCTTCATGTAGAGGCTCCGGGCTTTCCGCCACCAGCGCGGACATTCGTGAGTGCTATCACTGTAAGGGCGACACCGTAGTAAGAATGCGTGACAATAAAGGTCGCTTCATGAGCAAAGAGATATTCATTGATGAGAGGAAACTTCGTGGCTAAGAAAGCAGCAATTAAGGCCGGTGCGAAAGCACTAAAGGACAAGCGTCTATCGGGCAACTGGAAGTTGAACCGTGGTGACGAAGGTCTTGCGGCTGCTGCTATCATGGCTGCTTGGCCTATCATCGAGGCAGCGGTCATTGCAGAATACCAAAACACCTACATGGATGGAGAAGACTCATGACGCCACAGGAGCACAAGAACGAGGCTGAGAAGTATCTTCGCACGGTCGATGAGCAATTGACCATCATTCAGAGCATGGGTAGAGTTCCTGTGCCGGAGGCCGAGGCTGCGCTAAAGATCGTGGCGATCACTACGGCTGTAGCACAGGCACACGCAACGCTCGCCACTGTGAGGCCGTAATGCCTAGCACTCTAGTAGTTGACCGACAGGTTCGTGGTAATCCTCTGTACGTCGAAGCGCCGGTGTTCTGGATTGCCATTAACTATGGCTATGAGTTCCGTGCGTATCCTAACCTGCGAATGGCTAAGACCCGTTTGAAGCAGGATATGAACCAGTACCGTCAGACAAAGGATAAGCCTTGGTATAACTCCGAGCCTCCTGCTGTATTCCTTCTCGATGCTGAGTCGGGTCGTTACCTACAGGTTGGCGAATACGATATGCCAAAGTATAAGGTCGCGCTTTCGCACTGCTACACTGCCGAGCAGGTCTACATCCTCTGTCCTCGTGCTGTAATGCCTGCGGGAGTCGTAGACTAATGACTCTGACTCAGTGGTCGTATTTCCTTACGGTCATCACAGCGTTCTCCATCTGGATTTCCTTCAAGTGGTCGCCGTGGGGCTGGGGCATCGGGGTCCTTGCACAAATTCCCTGGGCCTGGTATGCTATTGTCACAGACCAAACCGGCTTCATCTGGGAGTGCATCATCATCGGCGCGGTCTATGCAAACAACTTCTGGAAGGCATACAATGGTACTGACAACAGACATAGTGAACAACCCGACAGACGAGAGCCCGCTACCCCTTGACAGGGCTATTAACCTACTGCTAGAGTGGGTTGAGTACGACGGAGGTCTCTACTACGATAAGTGGAGGGGCGACGTTCGTAAGTGCTGCGGCAATCTCCGTGAGCACGAGCACATGAAGGACTGCAAGGTTCTACGCACCCAGCAATTCCTGGGAGCCATAAATGGATGAGGATGAGATTCGCCTAGCCGAAACACTCCACTCCGTTAAGTGCCATATGAGCCACGAAGATCAGTGTGGCTGGTTCTGGGAAAACACTAACGGTGAGCGTTGGAACGGATGGGCTCACACTCGTTATCTAAAGTGGGCACAGAGAATTAGGAGCAGGCTCAGCGATCTACCCGATGAAAAGATCATCGAGGTCGTCAAGATTCTAGGTTAGGAGACGCTATGGCACAGGAGACAGGCACTTGTGGTCGCTGTGGCCGTACGCGTTTCGTTAAGCACCTGTACATTGGATCGTACCGGGGTCGACCCGCATGGAGGTGCTCAGCACGTTCCGTTTGTCACAGTGTTCGTAAGCGACTACCAAAGGACAAGAGGCCATGACGATGACAAAGACAGCACTAGGCGGTCCCGACCCGGACGAGCCTAAGCCGAGAAGCGCCCATATCTTTAGCAATGACAATGGGACGTTCTCATCGCCTGCTGCCATCCTTGCGATGAATCACAAGGACAATGGCGCTGGCTGGTGTATCGGTTGTACGGAGAACGGTGGATCGGTGCCGGTGCTTGAATGCCCGGTCATAGCGATCCTCGAAGAGAACTATAAGAACATGATTGCCCTAGACGGTTACCGAACGAAGTATGGCGACCTATAGGCCAATGTCTCGTGAAGAGATAGTCTTTGCCTCCAACGAGGCAATACTACGGGTGGTACTATTACAGTCCATCTGGCACAATTCCAAATTGACCTGGGACGATGAGATCGACACCCAGGCAATCCTTGACGATTTACGAGAGGCGGCAAACAGGCATGGGATCATGGTTAACCAAACAGGTCCAGCCGAGCCACCTGTGCAGCCCTCCGATGAGGGAAGTGTGGGTCAGACCTCCGGCATTTAGGAAAGAGCCCGAGGCGAAGCGTCCGCTTCATCGTATGGGTGACGCACCTGACGGCACCTTCGGTGACCGCTGGGAGTGTGACTGTGGTAAGGTATGGCGCATCGGTCGCTCCTGCGACTTCTGTGATCGCTGCAAGAATCCTCAGCCTCACCGGGGCTGTCATGTAGTTGGTCACGAGTGGCGCGAAACGCATCACACAATTCGAGAACTATTCACCAGACGTAAGGAGAAAAATGCCTAAGGAACTGTGGTATGAGAGTGACAATCCCTCCAAGGTGGCTCGTGGAGCCGGTTGGCGTGTAGGGGTTGCGGTCCTCGCTACCATCGTGGTAGTATCTATCCTCGGCGCAATCGGGTGGGGCATCGGCGTTCTGTTGTCTGACCCGGCTGGTAAGGGTAACGCGATCAAGCAGAAGAATACGGCTAACAACCGCATTCAGGCGCAGGAACTCTTTGAGCAGTCATACGCTGATATCAAGGCGGCAGACAAGAAGGTGAAGATCGCCAAGGAGGCGCTCGCCACTGACCCTGCTGACCCGACCCTGAGGACGAACTACACTGGCGTCCTGCAATTCTGTGTCAGCGCGGTAGAGGATTACAACGCTGATGCCCGGAAGTATTCACTCGAAGACTTCCGCTCGTCTGATCTGCCTTATCAGATTGACGAATTTGACCCTGCAACCGACTGTAAGTAAGGGAGATATACATGAAGTCCAAGCGTTTTAAGATTGTCACGGTGGCTATGGCTGCCGTCCTGAGCCTCTTGGCCCTGACCGCCTGTACGGGTGGCGCTGGTTCCAAGGCGCAGAATGAGGGTCAGAAGTTGACCGAAGAGGCTTTCGATCAGCAGTCTAAGGCGGTTCCTTATCCCAAGGAGCAGTTGAAGGGCTCTGCCGAGCGCCAGAACATCCGTGAGAAGTTGCTTCGCACGGAGAACAAGACCCTCCTGGGTTACGTTTACATCATGAACTACGGCAAGATCGTTGGTTACTACTCTGTAAAGGGTAAGGTTTCTTCTAATGCTTCGCAGATGACGACTGACCAGTTGATCGTTCGTAAGTGTAATAACTCGGGTGACTGCACCTGGGGTACTGTAAATGCGCCCGGTGACGATGGCTCGTATGGTCCTAATGAGGACGGCATCTTCTTCTTCACCACCGAGGGAGCGTACGTTTCGACTAACCTCGATTACGTCTGGTCTGACCAGCCGCTTCCGATTGACGTTCCTCGTCTGAACGCCCCTGCTGGCGCGAAGGCTAAGCAACTCGCTGAGTAATTAGCACCTAGGACCGGCCCTTGAAGCATCAGGGCCGGTCCTAGGCTGTTGACAGGCATTGTATGATCCGCTAGACTAGAACTACCAACTACGAGAGGACCAACATGGAACTGCACGGTGTAGACCCGGCCCTGGTTGAACGATTCATTCAGCGTATGGGCTACTCAGCCTTTGCTGTGATCGAGAACGGCGGCAACGGCTCTGACCTTCGCACGGATATCTCCGGTGCGATTGTAGAGTGTGGTCTGTGGGTCGCTGACAAGAACACTGAACTGCGTGGTCTGCGTGATGACGCGCACACCCAGGCACTTTACTGGCAGGAGCGTGACAATACCGCCCTGGCTAACCACTATTGGGGTGCCCGCGAAGCATATGTCAAGGCTATCAATATCCTCGAAAGGGTGGGTAAGTGATGGAAGACGCCAGAGATATCATCGTCAAGATTTACCAGTCCCCCACGATTGGGCGTGGCTGGTTCTACAGCGTAAAGCGTGAGGGCTCTCTGTTCCATTACCACGGCTACTGCTACACCCGGCGCGGTGCTAAGCGTAAGGCTCATCGTATTACTCAGAAAATGCTAGCACCTACCAATGAGAAGGTATGGCGCGTATAGCGCAGCCGCTCGAAAAATAGGTAGTGTATCCCATTCGCGGTGTTGTCCCCATAAAGACTGGATCGGTTGAGATCATATGCGGCCATTGAGGCCGAGTCAGCGGGACCTCATGCCAGGTCTGTGAAGCCTGGTCTATTTAGGAGGAAAAATGCCGTGTTGTGAGGGTAGGTTGCAGACCTGTCAGGAAAAGGGGTGTATCGTGAAGCGTCTTGAACGTATCCGTGAGCCTGATGAGTGTGATTGTGATGGGTTGCAGCATAGGCTGGACTGTCCTCAGCATGAGGTTTGTTTCTGATGGAGTCGGAGTTGTGGCATGAGCATCAGAAGGTTTGTCCTCATAAGCCGTGTCCGTCGATGATCTATAACCTGTGGAGGGAGGGTCTGTTGAGTCGTACGTCTATCCCTTTCGGGAATGAATTGTTTGATCCTAAGGTGAAGGACCCTGCTGTGGATAAAGGTGTGTGTCTAGCGTGTGGCTCTGCTGTCCTTGACGGTGAGCATCTGCGTGATGATCTTGAACCTTGCTTTGGTAGGAAGGACTGCCCTTCCTGTCATGGCTGGGGGTGTAATTGGAATGGTGGTCAGGAAAATGAGTGTGGTACCTGTCACGGAGAGGGAATGGTATGAATGACACCACTGGAAACGTTTGTGGATCTGCTGTGGAAACGCCAGCAGGCATTCTCCTGTGCGGCTCCTGGCCCCCCGAGGTCGGAGAGGAATACTTCAACGGTCGAGGCCAGAAGTTTATCTGGGACGGAGCCCAGGGAGTCCTACAGACGGACATTACCAAGGGACCTGGCCGTCTTTACAGGGCTGTCGACTCTGTGGTAGACTTCGTGTTCTTTGGTGGATGGATGAGAGGATTCTAATGCCTAGCGCCCAGGAGAAGTATTTCCGTCACCTCGACACCTATATCACTCAGGCTAAAATGATCGGTTGGGATTATCAGGAGTTAGAGGACGCCTCTCAGGAGTTGGCTTACCTGTATGCCATGCTGGATTGCCCTTGGCGTAATAAGACTGGCATCTGTGGGTCTGGGTGTCAGACTGAACCTGCCTGTGAAACCGGATGGTCTGATGAGTTTGAGATTCGTAAGGAAATTGCCGAACAGTTGGCACACATTAAGACACTGATTGAGGGGTTGAGGCCATAATGTTTAGAGGATTTAATCGACAGGCAGAAACGCCGGTAGAAACGCCGAAAACGCCGGAAAACGCCGGGGTTGAAGAAACGCCGGAATTGCCGGATCTAGTCGGCCCGGTCGCTGTGGTCTACTCTCTTGCATGGAGAGCCAATGACGATAGGCATGAGGAAGCATGGTGGCTCCCTGTAGTAGTGCATATTGATCAGGTGAGCGATCTCATTCATGATCATCTTCGTTACTTCAATAAGAAGGAAATGATCTTGGTTAGGGCTTCTACTGAGAAGGCTGCTCATGCTGCTGTTGAGCGTGAGGTAACCAAGGCTAAGCAAAGCCTGAACGGGGCTCTGAATATTGTTCAGGGTAACCCCCACGTCTTCATGCTAGGAGGGAAATAATGAGCCTAGATGAGCACTCACATTACAAGACGATCTGCACCCGTCATTGGGACAGACGACGTAAGTCTTACCGCTGGCATGTGGCCTTGCAGGAGGCTACAAAGGATGGCTGGCGTACTCGTCAGAACCTCCACGGTAGGTTCTGTTTCCCTCTGAGGGTGGAGACTTACTTCACCCGGAGGTCATTGGTGAGGGAGAAGAAACTTGCTGGTAAGGCTAGCACCAAGCAACGTGTCCGTTACTACAATGAGAAGGGTCACGAAGTCTCCTATGGAATTGGACCAGGCTAATCAAAACGGGCCGGTAGCCAAAGGCTTCCTCTCCGACATAGATAAGAGAGCCAACAGACTACAGGCAAGAATGAACCATACAGGATGGTTTGCTGACGGGTTCGTATGGACTGACTATCACGCCTTGATGGCTAAGCCTGAGCCCTTGGAGATACACTTCGAAACAGGAGAGTTATCCCCAGATGTTATCCACATACTGATGGGTAAGTCACCACATAACTGAATTATAAGGAAGTGATCACTCACAAATCTATTGGGGTGTTATAGAGCATATTAAAGATGCCATCGTAATGGCTAAAACTGACCTAAAACCTAGTCATTATGGGCTATATGATGGGAAAACCTCTCCATAACAGGGCTTATCCCCCCTATACTGCAAGAGGAACAGGTGAAATACCGCGCCAATCGTAAATAGAGCAACTTTGTGAGTGATGACTCACTTAAGTTATCCACAGGTTATCCACATCCTGGGTAAAAATGCCTTCCATCGTAATACCTGGGGAAAATGCGACCCTATCGTAATTAGGGCCAAATTTGCCACGCATCGCACATGCGAAAAGCCCCACCCCCCGAAGGGGGTGGGGCCGATCCAGGGGATCGGTCTCCTACAGTCGAGGCTCATCCTCGTACAGATTGGAGATGCGATCCCAGATGATCCGAGCGTCAGATGCAACGTCATCCGGCCAAACGTGATACTGCTGACCGTTCCGGCTGTCCTCTGCGATCACACGGACCCAGGAGACAAACAGACCGAAAATCTCACGAATGACATAGGCTGGCATTTCACTGACACGGATGAAAAAGGCGTGCCTATTCCATCCACGGTTGGAAACAGCCTTAGCGAGTGCGTCGGCTGCCTTGCTCTCATCACGGTTCATCATGGGATCATCCTACTCTAGTCGAGGGCGTCGGTCAAGATGGTGGACTCGGTAATTTCAACTACGATGGAGGGAGGCTTAGGGCCACCAGGACAGGCACAGTAGGTGCTGTACTGAGTGCATCGACTGCAAGAACTCCACCCCACGGTATATCCCTCAACCGTCTTGCCCTTGTAGGAGGTAGGGAGGCGAATCTCTGTGCTCGAAGGCTTCCGCGCGTACCTGAAACCGTCACGCATGGCGTCAGTGATCACGACCTCAGGCACACCGGTCCTGGTACTCTTCACTGCAACGTTCTCACCACGAGGCTTCGAAGGCTCCGGCGGATTGGTCTCGTTGTCGAAGGTGACACCAGAGGTTCGAGCCTCAGCGATCAGGGCCATTGCAGGCTTACCCATGCGGCCTCGGGTGAATTGCGCCAGACCAGCAGCAACTGCCAGATGGCGCGGGGTCTCGTAGGTCTTCTCGAACTTCACTTCATCACCTCATGATCTCGCCGGTATGGAGAGCGTAGTCTACCAGATCAGTAACACTACCGTCAACCCCTACAGCCTTCATCGTCTTATCGAAATTACCTACTGCCTCAATGGTATCTCCCTTGATTTCAAAATCAATTCCATTCATCATCAATCGAACGGCAATACGGGAGGCAGCGCCTTGGTTATGGGGGGTAATTGTAGTGACCACTGGAAGTCCTTTCCTCTAGGTGGAACAAGTATCTCATGGGCAATTACACATGTAAATACCTGGGTAAAATGAATGTCTATCGTAATTGGATTGTTATGCGCGGGTCGCCCGTTTTGGGGAGGGTGGCCCCGCAGCCACCCTCCCCCACCAACGGAGAGTTACAGTCCAGCGACCTCGTGAATGTCAGACGGGCCGTAAACGTCCTCGTCGTCGTCATCCACGAAAGCCCGAGCAATCGCAGTCTCGGTGACCTCGATCACCGTGTAGCGGCAGGTGCGAATCTTCTGCCAGCCGCAGTCCGTCGGAACGGAAACCACGTCGCGGGGGTTGATCTTCACCGTGAGCGTGGCACCCTGAGCGAAGCCCGAGGCGTAGTCCCACGTTCCAGCGTGCAGACCCGAGGCGCAACCAGTGGCCGGGTCGTGAACCACCCGCGAGCGGGCAATCTCGACAACGCTGCCGGGGTTGTTCGGAACCGCACCGTTGACGGGGATACCGTCAACAACCGCCGGTCCACGGCTGATCGACTCAAAGCCGTCAGCAGTCTTGCGAACACCCTTGTAGGCGATGAAGTCACCATCGGGGGTAATGGCGAAGTCGAAGCGACCGAGCCAATCGAACAACTGGTCCCGGCTGTGCTCGTTCGGGTTGGCGCTCGCCTTCTCAAAGAAGTTGACGAGCGGCTGCCAATCCTCCACGCCCTCATCGAGGAAGCGAAGCACCTGGCGCGTCAGAGCGTTGTCCACGGCGTCACCGTCGAAGAACAGGTTACCGCCACCGACAGTCACGCGGTCGGTCAGGCGCTCAAAGCGAGCAGCAACCGCCTTCGTGGCGTCGAAGTCGTTGGAAACGGACTCGTCACCGTCGCGCAACTTCTGCACGATGGTCGAGTAACCGGGGTGAGTGTCGTGAGCGGTGAACAGGTCACCGTCGATGATAGCAGCCGCGAACTCGCCGTTCTCGGTGCTGGTAATGCTGTATCGCATGGTCATGAAATCTCCTTGTTGGTGGCCGCGTGAACGGCGTTGATGTAAAGGGCGAAGTGTGTTGCGTCTGACCTGCTATCTCCACGGTAGCAGAGTCCGTAGCCCTTGTAAACGGTTGCGGCAGACGTACTGAGCGTGGTGGTCAGGCTCGTCATGTGGACGAGTGACCCCGAGCGCCAGCCTCGGTGAGAGAGGCCGATGTTCTGCGCTCCCTGCACGATCTTGTTCAGCGCCTTTACCTCGGCAATAGCCGTGGCATCGGTGACGTGGTTAGCGAACGTCACCAGGGCGGGATCGTTCAGGACGATGCCAGTCTTAGCAACAGCCCGAGCAATCTCAACGTCGGTGTCGGAAGCCTTAGCAAGCACCAGGCCCGACTCCGAAAGGGTGTCCCGAGCCGTGTCGTATGCGTTCTGCAAGAAACGGTCGATGCGGACAGCGGTGGGGAAGTCACGCTCAAACTTCTCCCAGCGGTTCTTTGCGATCACCACAACGTCGTAGCCGATGCCGTGGAAGTAGGTGTAAAGGTTCTTCATGTAAAGGCGAGAGTTGTCGCCCTTCCAGTCAGACGGCGAACCGTAAACAACCTTGTTCTTGATCGCGCTCGTCTCCACCGTGGAGCCGTGCTCGTTCAGGAGGTCGTACGGGTGCGTCCGCGTCGATCCAGGCGTGCCCACCTTCGGGCTCGACGGAATCTTGACGGCCTTGATCGTGTCGAGAGGAACGACGTTGATCTGGACCCACTGGTTCGTCATGGTCGAAGCCTTGACGAAAACGAGCCGGTCGAGGTCGAGAGCGTTATCCTCGATGTAAAGGTCAGCCTTCTTCCGCTGCGTGGGGGTAGGCTTGTCAGCGGTGAAGTCCGTGATGATGAGGCTCGACGCCAGTTCCTCGGCGGAAAGCGAACGGGTCTTGTGCGTGCCACGACGCCCGTATCCGTAGCGAGCAGAGACGACGGTAAACTCGCCGTCGAAACGCTCAGGAATCGCCACACCCTTGTAGGAAAACGCCCAGGCCGACGAGTTCCAGCCGAGAGCCTTCTTCCAACGCTGCGCCTCCGAAAAGGCTTCGGCGTGAGTCTGGCAAGCAGCGATATCCGCGTTCGCCTTCTTCTCGACCTTGCCCTTTAGACCCTTCTTCACCGACTCGATGTAGGCCCGAGTCTTATTGGTGAAGTGCAGTTCCTCACGCGCAGGCGTGAAGTTGACCGAGCCAATCGGCGCGGTGACGAGAAACTTGCCGGTCGTGTTCAGACCCAGCGGGCGCTCGTAGCGGTAGGCATTCTTCTCACGGACAGGGTAAGCGACTCCACCCATGAGCAGCGTGTCCTCGTCGAGGTCGTTAGAGAGCAGGATACCCGGCTCAATCTCGATACCCTCAATGTGCTTCGGCTCCTTGCCGTTGACGAGCACCGTGCCCTTCTCCCAAAAGCGGAAGAAGTCGTTTGCCTTCTCGGCAAGGTTGTTGCCGTGCTTCGTGGGAATGCGAATCTCCACGCCATTGTGCTCGTCGGTGGAAACAGTGTCCACGACCTCCATGACGCCGATGCCCTGAGCGTTCTTCGCCACCAGCACCGTGACCTTCACGCCATGCTTGACAGCGGTGACGGTAAAGGTCGGCGCGTAGGTGAGAGCGGACTTGCAGCCGAGGCCGAGCATTCCGGTCTGCTCGTCAGTACCGCGCTTCGTGCTCGCGCCATACTTGGAGTAAATCTCGGTAATCTCGTCCACGGAAAGACCGATGCCGAAGTCACGGACAATGAAGTCCTGCGAAAACGTGCCGGGGGTCTGGACCTCGATGGGACGGGTCTGACCAGCCTCGGTGTGAGAGTCGCGGGCATTGACCGAATACTCACGGATGACCGCAGCCTCCGGGTCAGAGTAAAGGTCCGTGAGGACAGACATGAGGTGAGCCGTGGCGTTCTCGTCCAGGCTCATAGCGATCTTGTTGCCGTCGAGGTTTCCCTCAACCGTGACCTCGGGGTGTGCGGGGATCATCCTGAGTTCCTTTCGTCGTGCTCCGTTGTGTGTAGTAGAAGTGTAGCAGGACCCACTGACAGTTTACAAGCCCATGAAAGTGTTGACTTCATCGTAATTATGTGGTACGGCGCGGGTCGATGACGAATCGCGCGTGCCTTCGTAATTAGATCCAATGGCGCGGGGCGCAGGCCCCGAAGGGCCTGCGGGGCTACTCCATAGCCCGAACGATGACGCTCGAAGGCTCGTAGGCCGGTCGCCCCTGGTCGATGTGTGCCTGCTTGATAGCGGCAACCACATCCCTAAGAGCGCCCTTCTTCGTGCGCTTGCTGGTGATGCCGTCACGCTGGGCAACTGCCAGCGGGGAGAGGCCACGCGACATCTTCATGCCGGTGTTGATCTCAAGTGCGAGAGAATGCGCGATGGCAAGAAGCCGAACCATGCCCACACCCTCGGGTCCTTCGATCATGACGGACATTCGCCGTACCTTCTTCCTGTAGTAGAGGCGTCAGGCTATCTCTAACGTGTCTTCCCTGACGATTTGACGGATGGAGCCGGAGCCGAGAGTCCACCCGGTTGACTTATCCAGTGTAGCCTACCTACACCGGGTCTGTCAAGCCCCTGTGACCTTCCCCTGTCCGTGGAGAACGTCATCGTTAAAATCTCGTGCGTCCTGTCGGGATGCGAAAGGTCCAAAGACCTCACCATCACACTTAACCTGCCAGAGCCTCACTTGACTACCACCTCATCGTCGGGTCCGTAGAGACGACGGAAATCGTCACCGTCATCATCATAGTATCCCACGACGTAAGTGCTCTCGTCAACATCCGAATCAGCATCAAGGGGGTTCACCTCCTCGATCATGACCTCGCGTGAGTCGACCAGGAGCACATCATCCTCGGTCAGTTCATACGCGAACTTACGCATCCTCCCACCCGCGTCCCTTGTGCTTCGGGCTACGCTTGTAGTCGGTGGCAAGGGCGTGAGGCTGAGCGGTCGAACCCCTGCGGAGGTCCTGCACACGCTGTACCTTGTCCTTCTGCTTCTGCGGGCGCGCTCGGCGCTTGTTCTTCGTCATGCTGCGACCTTACCAGTCAGGGGGAGGGTTGTCAACCTCTCACCGTTGCGGAAAACAATCTGAGTGTCACCGACTCGGATATCACACTCGTCAACCTCAAAGACGGAAATGCGGTACCCAACCTCGGCCAATGTGTCCTGAAAGCCTGCGAACCACTCGTGGAGGTCTGCGAGGTCGAGGAAGGCGCACACCTCGTCAGGTGCGATATCGAACAGGTTGTCACGCTGCGGCGGCGGGTGTGCGATATCGCAGTGCTCGCTGAGCATTGCCTCAGTGACCGAACGCAACTGCATCAAGAAACAGTCGTCATCGTGCCAGGGGAACTCACGGTTCATGTCCTCGTTCCACTTCTCCATCGCGGGGAAGTAGCCACAGTCGCAAATGGACTTGCTGTCCCAATGCGCCGTGTTGTAGGGACCGTGGAGGTATTGGCCGTGTTCGATGCGGAAGATTTCCATGCAGAGAACCTATCAGCAGAGCCCCACGAAATCAAGCACCTTTCGTAACGAAAGGGTAACGCGCGCCCCGCGCTCGGGCGTGTTGCCACGCCCGCGCACGGGTTAGATAACCGAACCGGGAGACCGGAGCAGACAGCGACCGGTGTTAGCGTGAAGGCTAACCGTGTTCGCATTCTTGAGCCGGTTGGTACGGGTAACAGCCGAGGAATAATCCCCGGAATGCACCTTGATATCCGCGCGGCCGGTCTTACGGTTACGAGTCTTGATGATATACAAGTCACTTCCCCTTTGCTGCGAATCGGATATCGGCCTTGCCATTAGGGCAAAGTCCGCAGGAAATGCACGCGCCACCGTTTACGGTAATGAGAGGAATTCGGCCCATAACCTCGGGACACGCCGCACCCGGACGGTTTCGCCATTCGCCCATCATTGCCGCACCTTCGGCGGCAGTATCGGTAAGCGTTGCGATAAGGATATCCGGGTGCTCACTGATAATCTCGTCCACCCATTCCGCATTCCCCTCGTCCACCGAAAGGTAAAGGGTGAGATTCGGAATACCGGCGAGGATATCGACGACATTGTTTCCCGGCGTGAAACTCCGAGTGTATGCCCAGAAATTCACGTCAGGGTTGGAGAGGATAACCGCAGACCATGCGCGAGCGTACGCGCGAGAAAAGAAATCCCCGTCATGGTGAATGCGGAAATCGAGCGAGGCCCCACGCTTATTAGCAGCGATACGGAATTCACCGATAAGGTGGTTAAGCGACCGCGCGATATCATTAGCGGACGCATCCTTAACGGCGTTCCAATTCGACTCCATAACCGCGCGGAATCCCTTAAAGATGTTCTCCAATTTGCCAGCGTAGCAAACAGCCTCGCACGCGGCAGTCTGACCGGGGCACGAAAACTCCCGCCCGGAAAGCAAGCCGAAAGCGTTGCTCACGTTTGCCTGCGTTCCCGCCTTGTTTGCGGAAGGGGTCGTCTTACGGTCGGTGGACAGTCGAAGCGCGAGGGTGTTTGTCATGGCTCAAACTATACACTAGGGGACCGACACCGCGCAACCGTATCACCGGGGAAATTGTCACGGCTTCGTAACGACACGCCCGAGCGCGGCCCGCCCTGATGATCGTTGTCAATAGGGCGGGGGCAAAGATTCCTTTACCAAGAAAGGTTGGACAAAGGGTTCCAATCGTCGGTGTATCCGTGTATAGTTAGTCCTGTGAGTGAGGGACACGCCCTCACCGAAAGTGAAGGGAGGGCCTGTCATGGCCCGCAAGTTCCGCACCAAGTACGAGAGCCCCCGCGCTCTGCTGATCGAGAAGGGCCTGGCGAAGCCGGGTTCCGTCAAGGGTCGTTTCTCGAACGAGGGCCGTGCTCTCGTGGCCGAGGCTCGCGCCAAGGGCGTGAAGTTCGAGGCTGACAACCCCGTCGCCGCTCCGAAGGTGGAGACTCCGAAGGTCGATCTGACCAAGGCTCCCACCGAGTCCTGACCACAAGGGGGCCAGCCTATCATGGGCTGGCCCCCTAGGTCCAGGGAAATCGAGCGCCGGTCGTAAACTGTTGGCGCTGCGCGCCCCGCATGAATATGCCCCTAATGGTTGCTTATGCCATTAGGGGCTACTCATGACCATATTCACTTATGCGCCATCCACAGAACGTCTCGCCTAGGTAGGTGTTCGATTACGGTGGGATATGGTAGCAGGGGCGGGACACTACTCCTCGTGTGCTACGAAACGACCGCTTCCATCCTCGGGTAAGTGTGTTCCGATTCGTCTAGTCCCTACCTAGGAGACACGCGCTGTGAAGTTGTGGGCCCGTTTCTGAGTTGAGGTGGGCCAAGCCTCGTTCCAAGCGCAGGGGTCCACATCCCCCGCGCGCCTCAGGACTTGGGCAGCCCCGGTGAAGCAGCAGCCACGCGAGCCATTGCTTCCCGTGCGCGCTGGGCCTTGACGGCCTTCTGGTTCGCCACGGCGGCGGCAATCTTCTCGCTGGTGTTCATGTGACCACTCCTTCATCGGGGCTGATAGGTAAACCATACACGCTGAGACCAGGGAAGTCAACAGGTGTTCGTAAAGAGAAGGTAAAGGTGCGCCCCGCGCCTCCAAGCCCTTTTGTCAAGGGCTTGGGGCGGGCTGAAATCGCCTAGTACGAGTTGCCGGTCAGGCGCTCACGCAGTTGGGCGAGGTCCGCATTGGTCACGCACTCGTCCACACGGTCCTTCGCCTCCTTAAGCGAGAGACCAAACGCAGCCTTCACGTCCTTGATCATCATGATCTTACGGTACGAGGTACCGTCCTCGGTGCGGTACTCGTCCAGGTGACGGATACACCACTCCTTGACCCGGTACTGCGGGTCCAGCAACTCCTTCTCCCAATCGGCAAGGGGGGAGCCGCTAGCCTGCGGGACATTGGACATGTCCTTTGCGCCGAGGGCCATGATCGAAGTTGCCGCACGCTCCAAGGAACGCCCGCCGAGGCCGTTGTCTGCCAGGATGCGACAGACCAGGATCGAATTCTCCACGTTGTTGATCACGCGTCAACCTCCACGATGCGAACGATGCGACCGGAAACGTCGTGACGCCAGACGGTGCCCGACGGGTGGTGAATCTCGCTCCAACCGTTGACGATCAGAGTGGACAGCACCTCACTCTCGGTCTCAAACTGCTTCGGAACGAAGCACTCGGGGGCCGGAGGCGAAACGGGCTTGATCTGGAACACTTGACTCTCCTTGTCGTTGGTAGGTACACCGTATCAGGTATCACCCACGAAATCAAACGTCTTTCGTAACAAACAGGTAACGAGCGCCCCGCGCTCGGGCGTGTCTAGTAACACGCATTCGCGGTACAGTGAGTCTTTGAGTGACCCGTACGGTTTCCGCCGTAGAGGCAAGAGTTGTGAGGCACATACACGTTGGTACGGCACTCCACGCACTCGGCAGGACGAGCGTTACGAAGGGTGTCACCCATCGTGCGAACACCGACCTGCTTCGAGACGTAGTGACCATCGGGAGAGACAGCCTTAAGGTGAACGTACTCACCGTTGGCGTCAGTGGTAATCTCAACCACCTGGAAGTCAGAACGACCGGACGGGTCGAACGAAGGGAGGGAGATAACGTCCCACTGGCTAACGGACTTGATGATCATGACTTGCCTTTCCTGGGAGAACCGTTCTCCCTCTTGCCTGTATCCAGATTCTAGCGTAGGGGTCTGACAGTTTCCCCACGAAATCAGACTCATTTCGTAACAGAAAGGTAACGGTCGCCCCGCCCGAAGGCGAGTGCTCAGTAGTCATCGTCCCATCGCTCGCCCGCGTAGGTGGGGTCGAACCAGGACGGCGGGGTGGAGGAGTCGGGGTACCGCTCACGGATCGAGTCCATCTGGGGCTGCACGCGCTCGACGTACTCGGCGTAACCCTTCTCGCAGCGGGGGTAGGACTCACCCGAGCCGGAAAGGGCCTGGTAGAACATGACCTCGCCCTCGCAGTCAGCGGGGATGGTGTGCTCGATGCAGTCGTTCATGTTTCCTCCTGGTTGGTTGAGCCAACAGTAACACACGGCACCGACAAAATCAAACAGGCTTCGTAATGACACGCCCGACCGCGCCCCGCGCACCCTGCCCTTTGTCAAGGGCAGGAGCGAGGTTTCTCAGAAGTCGTAGGGGTTGTCTGCCGGGTAGTGCATGGGGCCGTCGCAGAGTTCGCGCGACAGGCCGTGCTCGCAGGTTGCCATTTCAGCCCAGAAGTCGATGGTGTCGTTGATCGTGGGGATGGCCTCGCCCTGCAGAACGTCGACCTCGAAGTCACCCAGCAGGTGCTCCGGCACGAAGCGGGAGAACTCAGCGGACTCAGCATCGACCGGGGGAGTGTCGACGTGGGCGGGGATGACGCGGACGTTGCTCATGATGTGCCTCCTGGTTGGGTAGGTAGAGTCTAACACAGAATCGCCGTCCCGTGTCAACAGAAACGCCGGGGAAATTCGCCGTCATTCGTAATCGCCGGAAACGCCGCGCCCCGCCCCGAAGGGCTAGCCTCTCAGTAGTCGTCGCAGGCGTAGTCACCGTTGGCGTGGTCACAGAACGCGTGGGGGTTCTTGCGGGGGTCGAAAGCGTCGGGCTCGTCGTACCACTCGCGCGTGCAGGGGTCAGACGGGGTGTGGCCGCAGCAGGGGTAGTCTTCACACATGGCGCTCTCCTTGGTTGAGGTGATGCTCGAACTCTACCACACGACTCTGACAAAACTTCGGCGCGGTCGTAATGAGGTTCAAGAGCGCGCCCCGCCCCTTTCTAAGGGAGAGTCTGGATGAGGTCGAACAGGTTCAGGAACTTGTCCGGGTTGGGACGAAGGGTTCGAGTGATGATCCACCTGTACCCGAAGTGACCTTCCCTGACAGCCGCGATCCTGGTAACGGGACCGTAGTCACTCACGGCCTCGAAGATGTTGGGATTGGCGGTCTCGAAGATGGAGTAGTTGCCGATGCGGGCAAGCGGTGTGTTCTGCATGACTCGAACCTACCCTAGACGTGGTCGGGTGTCAAGATACCGGCGAGTTCTTCGAGAGGTGTCGCGTCCCAACCAGGAACAACCTCCACGTCGATTCCATGCTCTTTCCACATGGCGATCACATGGGGGTTGTCATCGTAGGCAAGTACGGGGTTGAGGTTCGAGGCTCTGATCTCTTCGAGAATCTCGATCTTTACGTCTCGATCCTTGCGCCGGTCTCCCCAGGGCCTCATGTACATAACGTCATAGGGGACCTTGTACTTGTCAAGCCAATCCTCTGTGACATCACGGTACTTCTCATCCCTTGCGGTGACGATGGTGATGTGGTATCCGTCAGAGGCATGACCCTGTGCTGCTTCGAGCACATCGTAGTTGGGTGGGCACCAGAGGGAGGCCTTGTGGAATGCGTCGAAGTTCTGATTGTCCCCACGCACATAATGACGGATTGCCTGTACGTCGCACAGGGTACCGTCCATATCGAAGATAATGGTGTTTCTCATCTACCCATCCTAGCATGTAGACCCTGACGAATCAAGGGGCGATCATAATATAAGGGAACGTAGCGCCTCGCTAGTCCCAGGAAACTTAACCCTTGTCGTAACATAAACGTCTTGGGTCGCTTGCGACACAACTACTTGCACGGGCAAAGGTTGCACCTGCAAAGGTTCTGTCGGAAACACTTGCAGGTGCAACCTTCCCCTATGCAACTACCCTCCGATCCAATAGGTTATCGGAATGAGATATCCGATAGCGAAACCGATGAATGCGATAACCGCATATCCGCGAAAGGTGATTCGCATTAGATCCCCTCAGGGTAGAGAATGACACGCGCATTACGGCGAATGGACCGGGTGCGAATACCCTTTCCTGTGTTGATATCCGCATATGTCACGCGGATATCCCGAATGTCACTAACCGCATATTCGACATTCACAATGCGAACATAGCGGGTAGCCTTAGGCAGCAATACCCTATCCCCTACCCTCACCCATGCGGCGGGTGAGGTCGGAAGGGTAATCACGCGTCACCCATGACACAGTCAAGGGTCATGCAACGCATGTTCTGGTTCATCATCCCGTAGGCACCGCATACGGGGCAGCGGTCATCCTCGCGCATGGCTTTCATGTTGGCATAGGCAGCGTACCCTGCCGCCATAGCGTCCGACTCCCACCCGTCACAGTCGGGGCAGATATCGGAGTCATCATCCATGACTAGGACAGGGGTTCCGCATTCGTGACCCCTACAGGGGAGCGTGTAGACAATCTCAGGCTCCCAATTGTGGGCAGCGTAGGTATCGGTGAGGATGAACATTAGATCCCCTTCACAGAGTCGAGAGTGACGTGTGCGATAACGTCATCCTCACGGCCACGGTAGGTCATGCGTCCGTCAATGCGAACGCGCACGGTAGCCACGGTGGACACGCTAGGCATCCACGGGCAGGGGACGGACGGGAAGGTTTCGAGGATAGTACCCTCTCGACCCTGCCATGCGAACGTGTGAACGGTGACCCGCTCTCCGATGTTGACCATTTCGTTTCCTCTCGCTCTGTGTTTCCGACTCCGTCAGACTATCATCGGACACTGACAGAATCGGGCAGATTAGGTAACGGGAAGGTAAAGAATATGGGCGCACTATCAAGATCAACAATTCGCAGGGATGGCTGGATCATACATCTAACCGAAAGTTTGCAAAATGTCAATTATGAAAGATGATCTTGGTATGTTCCTTTGATGATGACGTGGGGATCGGGTGGGAGCCAGTATGGGTAGTCTTTGAGTATGACGTGACTGACGACATCGGAGCGTACACGTCCTTCGGGGATGTTAAAGTCGATTTTCGGTGAGTACCACCAATCAACAACAAGATCATCTTCTACAACGATGATTCTGTACATCAAATTGTCGTTGAGATCACCACAACTGATGATTCTACGAGATTTTACGCTCATGGCCCGGTAGTCCTAGTCCTGGGAAGCCTATAATCTCGTCTGATTCCAATACTAGAGTCTCATACGCCTTATGTGATGCTTCTGCTCTTGCGATTTCCTCTGGATTACCTCGTAGACGTGCTTGTCCTAGTTCTCTGGCAAGACGGAAGAGAGTTTCCATTGAGGTGATGATCTTGATAGGCATATTTCTCCTAGAAATCCGTTACAGCGTGTGACGTGAAGTCACAGAACGTGTTCATACAACGCAATGTGTAACCATTACCGTTGCCCGGTGTGAAGAAGTATTTGATCTGCCCTCCGCAGGAGGGACAGCGGACAGAATGTCCGTCCTTAAACAGGTAATCCTTCTCACTTATCGTGTAAGGCATCAATCTCTCCATATACATCGTATGGTCTGTCGGAAACCTCATCAAGGTGGCTAACGACGTAGGGTGTGTGATACCTTAACAACTCTTGAGCCCAAGACTGAGCCCTTTTCAGCATAGCATCGGCGCTCTCATTAGGTCGGAGTCTCTCGATAACCATGTCTAGACGTTCTTCTAGGTCATATACTTCCCACCATACCTGGCCCTCTTTATCACCGGGCCGGATTCTGAACGTAAATCTAGGACCCATCTGCTTCCTCCAATGCTGGTTCAGGAGCAAAAACCTTACCCGCTTCATGCTGCTCGTACATAGCACTCACAGCGTCCGCAGACTGCCCTGTAGCAATTGCGAACAGCAAGTCGTAGTTACGCTGCTGGTCGATGTGATTTATTAGCAGAAGGTCATGGATGCGTTCCAGCAACTCGATACCAGCAGCCTGCGCTGGCGTCAAATGATTCTCAGACTTCTTCGGCTCATCCTCGTTAATGTCAAACATTAGTGTCCTCTCGCGGAGCCGAGACGAATGTGATCCTCGACAACCTTAGCAATATCAGTGTCATCCGTCTTAGGGACAAACACATTGGCGATAAACGTATCACCACTACCTACTTTTTCAGGGTTGTCCACCCCGCTAGTCAGATTCATGATGTGCGTATCGGGAGAGATACCACCACGAACACCAGGACCATACGGGTGAGGGTGATATGGAGGGGCTGCAATCGCTTCCGGCTCGATGTAGAACTCCACCTCAAAACCGGCGTTCAAAAGCGCACTGAGGTCCTTTACGATCTCAGCCAGCGTCTTACCACTCGTTGTATACTTCACCTTACTCAATGTAGGCTTCACCTCATCCAAATCTTCAAGTGCTATATCTACCATATTGAATCTCAATTTCTGCAGGCGGTCCCGCAACTGATTCTGTGCGTCGACCTCATCCATCTGCTCAGTCGTCACTAGACTTCCACCCCTTTAAGTCTGCGGCAATATAGCCAACCATACGATTGACCTCTGCCTTTACGTCAACCATCTGACCCTTATCAATCTCGTAGTCAAGGCGCAACTTCTCACCACGATGGGTAAAGAACACCTGGAACTCTATGGCAGACTTAGCCTCACGGTACTGAAAGAAAGCACTAGAGCCCGAGACTCGGCGCTCAATCTCTCTACAGACCTGATACCCATAAGTGTGCTCGTCCATTACGACTCATAATCCGCAACGACATAATCGACCGTAGCCGTTACATCACTCGTGTCATAATCAATCTTACCGGGCTCCACGTCGAACGTCAACTGTAAGCGCGACTTCCCCGAAGTGTCATCAGGGGCCAGGTCCACCGTCACAGTAAACTCCTCGTCACGCGCACGCACAGGGGCGAAGGCGCTAGAGCCTGTGATCGCAGCCTCGACAGCGCGCTCCACAGCATAAGCATATTCATTTACATCCATTACTCTACCTCATCTTTTTCGTATTTTTGAAAGGCCCGGTAGGTAAGCGGGAACGCGCCCTCCACGAAACCTTCGATAGCACCAGCATACTGCTGAATCTCATATTGTGCATGTGAGTCCGTACGCTGAGACAGGAAGTTCAATGTAGCGGCAAGGCTGGTAGTCCAGCGGAACCGAACGTATAGGCCATTGGCTAGTAGGAACAGTCTTGCCTGCTCCGGCGCGATTCCGGCTTCCATTGCACGCTTGTACAGTTTCTCACCTTCGGCCTGGAATGACTCTAGGTAGTTCGTCCAGTGGAATCCGACCTCAGGATCAAGGTTCTCACCGCTACCCTGCTTAGAGTTTTCAGGCTTACTACGCCAATCTCCCGGCCCAGGTAGATAGAACTCTTCGTTCTCCGTAATGTACCGCCTAGAGGACTCATTCCATCCATTCTGGTCGTCAATGTATGTCGCTGCGATGGTGTGCTTGTACCACTGCCGCGCGACTAGTAGGGGCGCGTAGCCCTCAAATGTAAGTGCCTGGTGTCGGAGGACAGACGTGTGTCCTTCACGAATGAGGAAGTCGAGGAGCCTCTCGTCATTATCTGAGAAACTCCCCGACTCCTTGTCATACGACACGCGGGCAGCGTTAACTACCGAGAGATCATCGCCCATGACGTTGACCAAACGGACATATCCTTTATCAAGGACGTTAACCCTGTCGCTCAATTAGTACCAACCCTTCGAGTGTTTAGTGGAGAGCGCACTACAAGGGGTGCCGTAGCGCCCGCTGATGTACTTCAATCCCCACTTAATTTGAACGGTAGCGTTCGTGCGCCACCCTCTACCCATCTTACTCCCCGGAAGCGCCTGCGGAATTCCGTAAGCGTCGGAGTTTGGGTTATCCGAGGTGGTCGACCAGCCAGATTCCTCTGTCCACAACTTCTCTAGACAATACCACTGACGGCCAGAGCCCCAGCCGCGCGCCGAGGCGAGCCGCTTTCCCAGAGCACGGTTCCCCGCGCTGCTGACCTTGTAGACCTTGACCTTCTTTGCCTTCTTCTTGGCGGCGGGCGCGCGATGCACCACTACCGTCTTAGAATTCTTGTGTGCCTTCCTGACCGAATGATCGGTCGACTTGGGTGTCCGAGCCTGGCTGCGGCTCGCGCGTAATTCTGCTGCTGCCCTCCGTGCGTTAAGCACGTCGAGTGGAATCAGTTTGGTGGACGCGACCACCTTGGGTGTGACCTCTATCGCGGGTTCGACGGCGGGTTGCGGTGCTGGCACGCCTGTTACGGCGATGATTCCTACCAACAAAGAACCGGCGATCCTCTGAATGAGCATCCGACTACCCTACCATAGTCTGGATTCGGGGGCAACCCCACTACTCTCAAGGAGAGGGTACGTTAAAGACTTCATGCTCTAGTCGGACGAGTGTGTAATACCCAGGCTTGACGGTCCAACCGCAGGCTAGGCAGTAAAGTTCAATGTCGTCATTTGCGTCCAGACGAGGGAAGAGTGGGGTGTGATCCGAGTCGTTTGGACAGGATAAAAAGTGTGTGGTATCCTGCCGTTCTTCTCTATAGGTATTAACTACTCTTAACCAGTAACGGTTATCTTCTTCCTTAATGGTATTTACTTCCTTATCCTAAGTTATTGGTTTATCTAAGTAATGTGTTTATCTAGTTATCACCACCACCACTTCTCTATGAGACCACTGATTCGACCCTGTGTCAAGTTGGGAGAAATTTCTCGTAACCAGTCCGTGACCATCGTGGTACGATGGAGTCATGCGAGTCTCACTTCATACCGATTACGGTATTTTCACAGAACGTCAAGGCTTTTGGTATGCCGCAAAGCACATCACAGAGACCTTGAACGAACTTGGAATCCCGGTGTCGTTTAACGATCCCACCGCTGACGTGATGTTCAACTTCTGTCAGCCACAGGACTACGTTCACTACGATGGTCAATACACTATTGGCTATACACCGTGGGAGTCAACAGGCATGACCGGCCCGAGTTTTGCACAGAAGGCCCCGAACGGAATCGCTGGCATGAGCATCGGCTACCAGGATGAGTCTAAGCCCCTTGAACTGTGGCCTCAGATGATCAACGAGACCTGCGACGAGTTTTGGACTACAAACCATCTCGGTATGCGATGGTTCCGCGAAGGAGGCGTTGACCTTCCTGGTCTAGTCTACCCTCATGGAATAGATCACGCATGGGCTCCGGTCAAGCGTGGGATGAAGGGTCCGATCACCTTCCTGCACATTGGAGAGCCAGCCCCACGAAAGGGTGGGCAAATGGTCTTCGAAGCGTTCAAGGAACTATTTGCTGATGATCCCAACTACAGGCTGATCATCAAGGGTCACGGATCGTCACTGGTGCGAGACTACGATCAGGCAAAGATGGTGCGCCGCCCGGATGATCTGATCAACAACGTTCATGTCATCACGCGTGATATGGAACTCTCTGAATTGCAGGGTCTATATGCGAGCGCGCACTGCCTGGTGTACCCATCATGGGGAGAGGGCTTCGGGTTCATCCCCTTGCAGGCTCTCGGTACCGGGCTCCCCACGATCATGACAACCGACTGGTGTGACTACGCGCTACCGGGCACACTGAGAGTAAAGACCAACCTCGTAGAGTCACCGTGGCAGGACATTCACCCAGGAAAGATGTTCGAACCAGACTACGAGTCCTTGAAGCACCAGATGCGAGAGTTTGCTGAAAACAGAGTTTACTACACGCACCTGACACACACGATGGCACCCTATATTCATGAAGAAAACGACTGGAAGACATTGACGCAAACTGCGTTCAAGAATCTTCTCGAAAGATTCTCGTAACTTTCTGAACCGTAAGTTGCCGATGGTAAGATGGAAGTATACATCGAAAACGTCAGTCCTCTGAGGAGGACTTTGGAGGAGTTTATACATATATGAGTGAATTGCAACTATCCTTCCGCCTGCCGGAAGGTTTCATCGAGCCCTATGTCACCCGCGAGGTAGACTGGGGTTTCACAGACGGAGCAGGAAACAGTTTTAGCGAGATCATCTTCATGCGTACCTATTCAAGGGTCAAGGATGATGGAACCAAGGAGCAGTGGTACGAAGTCTGCCGCCGCGTCATCGAGGGCATGTACTCGATCCAAAAGGATTGGGCCAAGGAGAATAGACTTCCGTGGAACGACCGTAAGGCACAGGCCTCAGCGCAGGAAGCGTTCGAGCGCCTTTACACATTCAAGTGGACGCCACCCGGTCGAGGACTTTGGGTCATGGGCACCCCGCTCGTAAACGAGCAGAAGAACTCTGCAGCATTGCAGAACTGTGCCTTTAAGAGCACGAATGACATGACACGTTATGACCCAGGAGCCCCGTTCGCGTGGGTAATGGAAGCGTCCATGCTCGGTGTCGGATGTGGATTTGACGATAAGGGTGCCGATAAGGGCTTCCTCGTCCACAAGCCAGACCCAAGTGATACCTTCGTTTACAAGATCGCAGATACTCGTGAGGATTGGGCCGAGTCAACTCGTATCCTGATCAACACGTACCTAGTCGCCGGTAAGGGGCTCATGAAGATGGACTACTCCGACATTAGGAAGAAGGGTGAGCCGATCAAGACGTTCGGTGGCACCGCTTCCGGTCCAGAGTCGCTAATGCTACTCCACGACCAGATTCGTCTAGTCCTTGACGCACTAGTTGGCATGAACCTAACACGTCGAGCAATTGCTGACATCATGAACCAGATTGGGTTCTGTGTTGTCGCTGGCAACGTTCGTCGTAGTGCTGAAATGTACGTTGGACATATTGACGACGAGGACTTCCTAGACGCAAAGCAGTTTGGCAAGCAGGACCCTAAGACCTGGGAGTACATCACTCAGGGACCGGCGTATTACCGTCGTGAATGGGGTGGGCTTTCCAACAACTCTGTCGAGGCCAAGGTTGGTTCGGACTACAGCCATCTAGTTGACCGTATTCGCACAAATGGCGAGCCCGGTATCCTCTGGATGGACGTAACCCGCCAGTACGGTCGTATCAAGGATGGAATCACAAACGCTGACTGGCGTGCAGTCGGGTACAACCCTTGCGCCGAGCAGCCACTAGAGTCTGGTGAAATGTGTACTCTCGTAGAGACGTTCATCAGCCGCCATGACTCTGTAGAGGACTACATTCGTACCCTAAAGTTCGCGTACCTGTACGCAAAGACGGTCACCCTTCTGCCTACCCACTGGCCTGAGACCAATGCAATCATGCAGAGGAACAGGCGTATTGGTACTGGTATGAGTGGTATTGCTGACTTCGCTGACACCCGTGGACTACCGGCCCTCCGTGACTGGATGGACGCTGGGTACGACGCAATTCAGAAGTACGACGAGGTTTACTCGGAATGGCTATGTGTTCGCCAGTCAATCAAGACGACGACCGTAAAGCCATCAGGCACCGTCTCCAAGTTGGCCGGTGTCTCTCCTGGTGCTCATTGGAGCCCCGGCGGTGAATACTTCCTACAGACCGTGCGCTTCCGCTCAGACGAGCCGATGGTGCAGGGCTTTAGGGATCACGGTTACCGTGTAGAACCAGCCGAGAATGACCCAGTAGGTACCGCAGTCGTTTACTTCCCGATTCACTCAAAGGCACGTCGTAGTGACACGGAGGTCAGTCTATTCGAAAAGGCTAACCTCGCTGCAACGGCTCAGAGATACTGGTCGGACAACGCTGTTTCCGTCACGCTATCGTTTGACGATGATGTCGATGGGGACAACGTAGAGAGCGTAATTCATATGTTCGAGGGTCAGTTGAAGACCGTTTCATTCTTGAAGCAGTCAAACGACCAGTACGCTCAGATGCCATACACAAGGTCGGACAAGGCTGAATACGAAAAGGAATCTGCACAGATTGCAAAGTTGAGCCTCGTACCGTTCTACCTAAATGGTCCACAGGAAGACGCGGTCGGAGAGAAGTTCTGCACAACCGATTACTGCGAGATTCCTCTAGAGACCGAGAAGGAAGCCGTGTTACAATGAAAAGAGAACTAAAGGAGGTTTTCAGAAGTGTCAATAATTGACAGAATCATCGCTTTCATTAGCGCGCTATTGGGCCGTGGCCCTGTTCCATTGGAGCAGGAAGACGAGGGCTCTGTAGTAGTGGAAACCCCGGTTGTTGATACTCCAGTGGAAACTCCTGTAGAGGAGCCGGTAGAAGTACCGGAGGAAGTTGTTGAACCATCCCCTGAGGACCCAGCCGAGGTTCCAGAAGAAGTACCAGTAGAAGAGACGACTGAGGTCGTAGACCCAGCAGAGCCCGGTGACGTTTCGGCACCAGGCGAGGCTCCAATCGCAGATGTAGATATTGACCTAGACGAGGAAGTCATCGAAGACCTCGATGACACCACCGTCCTTGACGGTCTAGACATCGGCGGATCAGGGAGTGAAGCGTAATGGGTGTGCATACAGCAGTCACATACGCACGCGCGCAGGTAGGCCGCACAGAGAGTCCTCGTGGCTCGAACCGCTGCTTTGCCTGGGAGCACGTTAAGAGCCATTGGGGTGTAAACCTACAGGGCAACCCTTGGTGTGGAGCATTCGTCATTGACGCTGCTTACCACGGAGGTCTAAAGTTGCCTTGGCAGATGGTATCCGTATCTTATATCGAGCAGTGGGGTCGTCAGCGTGGTCGTTGGCACAGCGGCATCAAGGGTCTAAAGAAGGGTGACCTAGTTGTCCTCTTCGCCCACGGTCGCCATGTCGAAATGGCAGCCGCAGACGCAACCTCACGAGGCTACTACTCTGTAGGCGGAAATACTTCGGCTGCAAATCAGTGGAATGGTGGAACTGTAGCGTACCAGTGGAGAAGGGCTGCTAACGTTGTTGGATATGTCCGAATTCACGACAAGTACCCAACAACTCCTCCATTCAAGCCAAGTAAGTTCCCTCTAAAGGTGGGGCAGTATTTCGGCAAGAAGTTGAAGTTCAAGGCCAGCATCAGGAAGAACATTCACAATGGAAATGCTACCTTCGCTGACCAGTCGAACGTATTGAGGATTCAGAAGTGGTTGAAGTACCTTGGATACTACAAGGGACCTCTGACCGGTACAGCCAACGACGGCCTGCATAAGGCAATCGTTTCGTACCAGAAGAAGCACAACTACAGGAATCCTAATGGCGCAGTTGGCGGTGGCCCTACGGGTCGCGGCGGTACATGGAAGGCTTTGCAGCAGTCCGTTTACAACAAGCGTTACAAGTAGTGGTATACTAGAACTACGGCGTGGCTTGCTGGTAATACAGCGGGGTAAGTCGTCTACCGGCCTTCGTGCAGAAGGACCTTAGGTATGGTAATAGTTACGATTAAGCAACCCGGTCCCTAGGTGGGGCCGGGTTTGCTTTATCCCCAGCCAGACGATATAATCGAACGTATGGCCTACATTGAAGAAGTCCTTAAGTCCAACCCCGTAACCCACCACCGGCTAGACGACACCGCGCTTCCAGCAGCGGACTCTACTGGTGGTGGACGCACAATCACATCTGGCGGCGGCGCTTACTCGACATATCAGTTCCGAAACTTCCCAATGACAGCCGGTTCCGACGGGTGTATGAGGTTCCAGCAAAACTCGGCCTCAGACCTCGCCCGGTCAAATATGGCAAATGGATACACCACTCCGCTTAATGGTGAAGACCACCCGTTTAGCGTCGAGTTCTGGTTCCACCTTGACAACATTACATGGACTGACTCAAACAGCCTCTTTTACAGCGACTTCGCTATCAACTTCTGCTACCGCTCTGGATTCAGGATTAGCAATGGAATGCTCGTATGGGGTGTCTCCGGCGAAGGCTGGAACTACGGTCGAGGATACGACAAGTATTTCCCACTAGCAGAGGTCTACTACGGACTTCCTGACCTCGCCCGCGCGTACCATGTTGTGGGCGTATGGACCGGTGCCGGTGCTGCGCTGTATGTAAACGGTGAGCCGGTAGGCTCAATGCCAATGAATAGTCCTTGGATCAGAGGTCTAAACAACGCATCAAAGGCGTTCCAGATTCCAACCACAGGCTCAGCCGGTGGAGCGATGTGGGTTGAAAACCATGCAGTCTACAACCGTGTACTTTCCGATAAGGAGATAAAGGACCACTACGCTGCCGGTATTGACTTCCCAGATTACGTTAGCGCATTCGAGGCTGACGGTGGTGAGATTTACAACATCAACGATGGTGCCAACGGCGTCCTCTTCGACAAGTCATTTGACGTTGACACATGGACAGCCCCGGAGGCATACAGGAACGTCTCAATTCAGGCAGATGGAGTTAGCCTTTACAACATTGAACCTGCTGTAGCATATCTCGGTGGTGAAAAGCCGTATGAGAGTATCATTGGTGACCAGGATGCAAACATCAGGACCTACGGCACCGGCGGCTGGGTTGCAGAGAACTGTGTCATTTATGGCGACGGTGGTGGATCAACCGTTCCTAATAGCACATACTTCATCAACGCCAATCACTCTATCTATTTCCGCAAGACCTCTGGTGGCCCTGAAAAGATGCGTGGCTACCTCGCATACCTTGTCACGCCTAATCAGACGTACCGAGTACACGCAAATGTGTACCACTCAAAGCAGGCTCGTCTTAGGGTTTCCTGGTATAACAACGTCGGAGGCCTGATCTCTACTGACTACGGAACCACCCAGGCTGCATCTGTAAGCCTAAACGGACCTATTCTTCACGAGGTAAACGTCAAGGCACCGTCAAACGCATATTACGCTGAATTTGGCGCTGAGAATGCAGCAACTGATGCTGTCTCTGGTGATGAAATGTGGATTGACCGTCTGTACGTCTGGAGAGACCTTCTGTACAGCGCGACGGTGAACGATGGTGTCTATGTCTACACCAACCAGGGAATTGTTTACAATGACGTTGGTACATACATGGGGCAGAACTTCTCATCAATCCAGGGGTCATACTACGTTGACACAGCGGTACACAACACATCAGTAGAGGCCGTGCTATGGCAATTGAGGAGCGGTGACTCAAAGAAGGTCGTCACGCTTCGCATCAAGTCGAACAATAAGTTGGCTATTACATACGAGTACCTCGACCCATACACATTGGCGTGGACTACCCAAGAGACCGAGGGTGCGCTTTCAACAGCCATCGGTACCGGATGGCACTCGTTCTACACAGTAATCGAGAATGACAAGGTGGTAGTTTACACGGATACTGGTGGAACCTCTATCACATTGACAAATACCAGTGCAGCCTCTATTGCATTCGACAACACCGCTGATATCGTAATTGGAAACAACTTCGAGTACACCAAGCCGTGGAACTCTAAGTTGAAGGTTATCAATATCAGAAACAAGCCGGAAGCATCATTGACCTTCTCAGACACCGTAGCCGACTTCACCTTGAAGTTGTCGAGGACTCCTCAGTTTGCTAATGGAAATCTAGAGGTGTCTCAGTACGGATACGCTACCTATAAGATTCCACTGCCAGATGGAACTATTGCCTCGTCCAGAATGAACTACGGCCCACAGACTCGTGCCGTAGCGGGCATCACTGCAACTGACGGATACCACGCAATCGTCAGGACCGGCCCGGATGGTACCAACTGGTCTAACATCAGAGTGGACAACGACAACTCCATTCCGTTCTTCGCTACAAACGGCCAGGTACTGAGTAACTCTACACTCTGGGTGCGTGTAGAGTTGCAGACCGATGATTCCAGCCACGCAAAGGTCAATATTGACAGGCTGAGGTTCAAGATTTTCAACAGCCACTCGGTCGTGGGCGCAAACCACGGCAGGGCTCTGACCGTCTCCGGTACCGTACCAATCTTCGGTGAACTGGACCTCCACCCATCATCATATAGCGTTTACAATGGCTTCTATGCCAATACCGTCTCCGGTCTACACCTTGACTTCCAGAGCAATAGCACCGACGCGTCCGTTGACGCCTCTGGAACGCTCCTGGGTTCAGCAAAGACCTATAAGTCAATTGAAATGCTGTTCAGGATCAGGTCCAGGGCTACCAACCAGTATTTGTTCTACCATGACAACGGAACCACGGTTTACTCTCTGTACTACGACGGAACGGTGTACCAGTACACCGGATTTACCAGCGTAACCATTTATGGTGGTCAGGCAACGATGGGCTCTGCCATGCCAGCGTCCCCAACTGGGTATTACTTCCCTAGCCAGCAGTGGCACTATGTCGTCATGAGTACGAACACTGCAATTGCCCCAATCGCAAACGATGTGGGTAAGTTCAACTTCATGGCTAAGTCAATTGCCAACGTCGCAACCAGTTCCATCGGTGGTACGGTCAAGATGATCGGACTCTACGACTATGTATTGAGCGCAGCAGATATGGCCGAGCACTACGACGTTTTGCGTGGAAGGAATAGCGGTAAACTAACTGATACCGTCGCTGCGACGCTAAGTGAGCCAAACTCGCCAGATAGGTTCGTCAACGTGTCAGGAACCTGGGGTTACAAGCAGATTTCGGTCGACCAGCAGCCAGATTCTGCATAATAAGTCCATTGGGTGTACAATCGGTGTTATGGATGATGAAGAACTACTAAAGAAGGTCGTCAAGAACGCTCGCGTTTCGGCGGTCGAAGAGGCAGATTACGGTCTTTACTACTGGAAGATGCCTGATGGTACATATATCGGTGACGACGAAGGAAACTTCCTAGTCGTACCAAGTATGCGTGGCGATCTTACAAAGATGGCTAAGATGGCAGATGCCGCTAGGTCTCTCGGTGTTAACGAGGGCCAGCCTGTATTCATGGCCGGTCAGCGCAAGGTTACAGATGAGGAATACCAGGAGCAGTTGGAGCGTCTAGCCGCAGGCGAGCAGCCTGACGAATGGGATGTCCCAGCACTTATTGACACAATGAAGGCTCAGGAGGCCGGTCTGCGTGACTAGTTCAGTTTCAGCAGTAGAAGACGATACCGAGGAGTTTGAACTGTCGGTAAATTACCCAGATATCAGCGAAGCCGCTGGTGTCGTAAAGGTATTTGAAGACGAGTTCGCCCTTGACCTAGAAGAGACAGCGACCCTAAAGGGCCTTTCACCTGTTTTCAAGAGGAAGTTGGCTCGCCGCAAGGCTGGAAGCAAGCGAATTGAAACGGACACAGAAACCGGGTACAACGCATTTGAAGTTGTAGCCCCACCATACAACATGGATTACCTGGCTGCCCTATATGAGATGTCAGGGTACCACCGTGGAGCGGTCGATGCTCGATGCACTAATACAGTAGGTCTAGGTTATGACCTAATCGAATCCGACCGGGCGCTGCAGGCTATGGAGGCTCTAGAGAACGAGGAGTCAATCAAGCGTGCCCGTAGGAAGAAGGCTCGACTAAAGAGCGACGTGAAGGACTGGCTTGACGACATTTCCCAGGACGAAGACCTAACTGTAGTCCTAAAGAACATGTACACGGATTATCTGACTACAGGTAATGGATATCTAGAGATTGGAAGAACTGTAGGTGGCGAGATCAGTTACATTGGACACATCCCCGCCAGCACCGTACGAGTACGAACTAAGCGTGACGGGTTTGTCCAGATTGTGGGCCGACGCGCAGTATTCTTTGCGAACTTCCAGAGCGGAAACCCAGATCCAATTGGTGGAGACACCAACCCTAATGAGGTTATTCACTTCAAGAACTACTCACCTACAGGCAACTATTACGGAGTGCCTGAGATTGTTTCTGCTAAGACAGCAGTAGCAGGAAACGAGTTCTCTTCAAGGTACAACCTGGACTACTTCGAGCACAAGGCTGCTCCTCGATACGTCATCGTCACCAAGAACGCTAAGTGGTCTGACGGTGCTCTAAAGGAACTAATGGAGTTCCTAGAGGGAAACGTAAAGGGTAAGAACCACCGCACAGTCGTTATCCCATTGTCTTCCGAGGCAATTGACAAGAAGATCGACTTCGAAATGAAGCCGGTCGAGACTGGTGTACAGGAAGGCTCTTTCAAGTCCTACCGTGCAGACAACCGCGACGAGATTCTAATGACTCAGCGTACGCCTATCAACAAGTTGGGTCTGCCAAACGGCATCGCCCTAGCAGCCGCTCGTGACGCTGACAAGATGTTCAAGGAGCAGGTCTGCGGACCTGAGCAGAACATTGTCCAGAAGAAGATTTCGAAGATCATTGGAGAGCGCACCGACGTATTCAAGTTCAAGTTGGTCGAGTTGACGCTGACCGATGAGAAGACTCAGGCTGACATCGACAAGATTTACGCGACGATTCAGGAGAGCACTCCAAACGAAATTCGTAACCGTAAGGGTAAGACCCCTATCGAGGGCGGCGACAAGGTTTTGCCTCTAACAGGGCAGATTCAGGCTGAAAACGCTGCACAAGTAGGACAAACTCGTGAAAGAGACAGCCAAAGGGCTACAAGAGCGACTGATTCATCAGGCGAGGGTCGTAACGCGAAGGGCGACGGAAGGACCACACCTTGAGTCTAATCCAGACGCTTAAAGAAGAGGCGCACAGATTCCCTAACCCCATCATTCCGTTCGTGGCCGGTGTCTGGACAGTTCTCATTGGGCTCTGGATTATGCTTCCCTGGGACGTATTCCTTGGACGTACCACAAACACACCGCTCGGTACAAACCCTGAGTGGATCACAGGACTCATCTTTGTACTAATCGGCCTGCCCACCATGTACGCGGGATGGAAGAACTACTACAACGCATTGAGGATTTGCGTGATGAATACGTTCATCCTCTGGCTGACAATGTGGTTCATCTTTGTCTTCACAGCATGGCAGGCTTTGCTGACTCTAATCACGGCTTTGATCTGGGTGACCTGCGGTTATCTATACATCATGCTGAAATTGCAACACCAGAATTTGCGTTAGAACTAATAGGTTGGTATTATTACACCACAATGATTGAAAAGACCGTATTTACGTCAAATGGCGACTCGTTCAGAATCTCTGTTCCGCTCGCCAAGATTGATAAGGAGCGCAGGATCGTATCCGGCTTCGCATCTCTCGACAACATTGACCAGCACGATGACATCGTGCCTATCGACGCTGCCACCAAGGCTTTCGGTACGTTCCGTGGTAATCTCCGCGAAATGCACCAGCCTGTTGCAGTTGGAAAGGTAGTTTCATTCAGTCAGGAGCCGTACTACGATGCGGAGTCTGACAAGACTTATCAGGGAGTATTCGTAAAGTCTTACATTTCACTTGGAGCAGAAGATACCTGGCAGAAGGTCCTTGATGGCACTCTGACAGGTTTTTCTATTGGTGGAGTGATCAAGGACTCTGACACAGAGTTCAACCCGGACGTTCAGAAGTCGATTCGTACAATCAAGGACTTGGAACTCCACGAGTTGTCTCTAGTAGACAACCCCGCTAATCAGTTCGCCAACGTACTTTCCATCCAGAAGGGAGCCGATGGTCTAGAACTTACCGGCTCCGCTGTAGACATCAAGTTGGACAACGTTTTCTGGTGCCCCGAGGACCGCGCAGCGGTAATGACCTCGGACGAGACCAGGAAGTGCGCCATCTGTGAGTCTGACATGGAGAACATCGGTTGGATCGAGCACAACGACCCCAATACCACAATTGGCGATGTCGTAAACAAGTTTCTGGGCTCTCGTGGCACAGAGGAAGTAACTAAGCCGGATTCAGAAGAGGTGGCAACACCATCTGAAACGGACGGAAGAGGAGGTGTAGAAAAGTTGGCAACAGAAGAGACAGTAGAGCCGGTCGAAGAGACCGTTGAAACAGTTGAGACCGTAGAAGAGGTCGCTGAGGTTGTAGAAACCCCTGCCGCAGACGAAACGGTAGAAGAGGTCTCTGAGGTCGAGACGAAGGACGAGTTCGACCTTGCCAAGGCATTCGAATCTTTCTCAACGGCAGTCACAGAGACCCTAACCGGTTTTAGCAAGAAGATCGACGCACTAGAGACAGCAGTCGCTGGTGTAGAAGACCTTGCAAAGACAACCAAGGAGATTTCCGAGTCGCTCGAAGGTGTGAAGGAGTCTGTCACCAAGGAAATTGGTGAGGTAAAGGCAAGCACTGACCGCCTAGAGAAGGCTACGGCAGTAAAGAAGTCCGGTGACCTCGAAGGAGGATCAACGGAGGAAACAATTAAGAAGAGCGAGTGGAACGGAACCTTCGTCAGTACCGAATCACTAGTATCAAACTAAACCAAAACGAAAGGTAGGTGAAAAACATATAATGAGTAACAACGAACTTCTAGAAAAGGTAGTAACCACTACCGGTACTGATGGAGTTAATCAGGGTGGCGGTGGTCTTCTAACCAAGGACCAGGCTAACAAGTTCATTGACTACATGTGGGACCAGACTGTAATTCTACAGGATGCTCGTACAGTCCGAATGAGGGCTGACACAATGGACATTGACAAGGTGGCCGTAGGCGCTAAGTTGGCTCGTCTCGCAACTGAGGCCGTCGACACTGGTGTCAACGCCAACCCAACCTTCTCCAAGGTCTCGCTGACCACGAAGAAGTTGCGTCTAGACTTCGAACTTTCAACCGAGTCCCTAGAGGACAACATTGAGGGTTCAGGACTGGAAGATCACGTCGTACGTCTGATGGCTACGGCTTTCGGAAACGACATCGAGGACCTTTGCATCAACGGTTCGACTGCATTGACAGGCGACCCGCTGTACAAGTCATTCGACGGTTTCAGGGTTCAGTCCCTAGCCGGTGGTCGTGTTTCTTCCGAGTCTGGAAGCACAATCTCTAAGGGTACCTTCAACAAGGCCCTTAAGGCGCTTCCACGAGTCTACAAGCAGCGTCGTGCCGGTCTACGTTTCTACACGGGTTCAGGACTTGTACAGGACTACCTATACAACCTGACCACGATTGGAACTGGTGGTACCCCAGAAGACATTGCCGCAAGCATTCTTCGTGGTACGCCAGCAGCACCTCAGGGCGCTGGTGGTAGCACCGTAATTCCATTCGCCTTCGGAATCCCTATCATTGAGGTCCCTCTGTACACAGAGTCGGCTTCAGGTACATACACCGGAGCAACTGGAAACCACGGATACGTCGAGTTGACCTTCCCACAGAACCGCATCGTCGGTATCAAGCGTGAAGTCACGGTTCACCGTGAGTTCAAGCCAAAGAAGGACACAACCGAGTACACCGTATACGTCCGAGTTGGAGTTGCAATCGAGAACCTAGACGCGTACGTCGTCGTCAAGGATGTCAAGGTCGCACCGTAATTCGAGCGATGTCATAACTGAATAGGGAGGAGGGCTTCGGCCCTCCTCCCGTTCGGTTTATGATACACTTAGAGGAAGGAAAGGAAGGTACATGAGTTTCGAAACTACTAAGGTAGCCGCTCTGAGGCAAGTCGCTGAAGGGTATGGATTGGACGAGGCTGAGGCCAAGACCAAGACAAAGAAGGAAATCCTCGCATGGCTGGAAGAAGAGGGTATTTCCTCTGAGTACCACGAGGCAGCAGAAGCAGCCCAGAAGGCAGCAAACGAGGACAATGATGACGAGGAGGACAAGGCCACCCCGTCTGACAACAATGACAATGACGGTAGCGCAGCGCCTGCCCCAACAAAGCCAACCAAGGGTGAAGACCTACTGCTACTAAAGATGACCCGAAGCAATTACTCGTACGAGGCACTAGGCAAGTACCAGTTTAGCAAGGACCATCCGTTCGCCGCAGTTCCAAGGAATGACGCAAATGAAATCTTCCGATTGGAAGACGGTTTCGTTCTAGCAACTGACGCCGAAGTCAAGGAATTCTACGACAGGTAAAGTAAAAGGAGGCCTTCGGGCCTCCTTTGCTTTATACCCAACCCCCTGATACAATTATGGAAGATTGAATATGGGTGGTGTTATGTCGATTATCTATAAGAACGAAGTGGAATCAGTCACGCTGAGACTTTACGTCTCGGGCGTACTGACTGACGCCTCTAGCGATCCGACGCTGACGGTTAAGACCCGCGCCGGTGATTTTGTTGCATCACCTGACGTCTTGCAGGACTCCGAAGGTGTGTACTCAGCCATTATTGGACCGTCCATTACTGATGTCTCAACAGACCTAGTATTGACGTGGGAGTACGACCTAGCAGGAGAGACTGTCGTCAGGAACGAGCGCATGACTGTCGTCCAGCCGTACCTATCGGTATCTGAACTGACATCCCTTGCGCCAACCGAAACTGAGTATGACATGCTAAAGGCTGCCGAGGCGTACGCACGCCACCAGATTGATTCCTTCTGCGGGCAGCACTTCTACCCATACAACGACACTGTATTTGCGAGGGGCCAGGGTGACAATATCCTCACGCTGACCCAGAGGGTCGTTCGTGTGGACAGGATCAACGTAAATGATGTTGTGGTGTACGACGCCACCGACGTTAATGTAAATGACTTTGGCGCGGCAGTAAATATCTCGCCTACAAGCAAGGCTTTGATAATTGCTTCCGAGCAGTACCTCACCTACGACCCTATCCACTGGTCAGCAGGCAAGTTCGCATCCGGCACTCGTTACGACGTAACTGGAGTCTACGGATGGGACTATATTCCAGACGCAGTTAACCAGGCAGCAATGCTTTTGGTAAACGACTTCTTCTGCAAGGAGTCCAACTGGAGGAATAGGTTTGTCGAGTCAATCTCGGCATCTGACTGGAGGATCGTCTTCAACGACGGAGCATTCAATGGCACTGGCAATTCCAGCGCCGACAGCATCCTGCAGCCATTCATCGCTGTCAATTGGGCTGTTGTTTAATGTTCGGGTGCATTGTTGGCTCAATGTACAACATGAAGGCCGATGTCTTTAAGCAGGAAAAGCGTCAGGACCCTGAGACGGGCTCTATCGAGCGCGTCTGGATGCTCGTAGAGACGATTGACGTAATGGCCCGTGGCCTAGGAAACCTGCGCGGTAAGGACTTCGGAACCACCGACAAGTGGCGCGACATTTACCGCAAGGAAGACTACCTGCGTATCAAGACCATGTACAAGATTGACGACACCATGCGTGTGACAAACGTGCGTGGCTCCGACGGTGAAATCATCTGGCTCGAAGAGGGTGCGTCTGAGGACCCTACCATTTTCGATGTAATCGGTGTGACGCCGGTAGTCGAGCCTTTCGGTACACAGATCGAGTACGACGTATTCCTTGACCGAGCCGAGGTGCAGTCCCTTGATGGGTGGAGTGCATAGTGAGTTCAATAAGTTCGTGGAGGTACCGGCTGCTGTGAAGTACGCCCTACAGTACGCGACAGAGGACGTGAAGAACATGGAGAGACTCCGTGCTGAGACGCACAGGCAGTTGAACCGTTCATTTCTTTCATACGTTAACGCTCAGGCTGCTGCTAACCCAAAGGCCTTCCATCACCTATATGAGACCAATGGAATCGGCCAGAGCGCCAAGCGTCTGTTCGACCTTAACCAGATGAAGTCCGGTACTGCTAAGACGCAGATTGCTTTCCAGATTGGATTCAGGCCGTCCAAGTCACGAGTCCCATTGACCGAGGCCCAGCAGACACCCGGTCCATCAGGCCTTGTCGTCAAGAAGCGTTACATCTTCATCAATAAGGCAATGACAATGGAGTACGGCCTACCAGTGAGAATCCGCCCACGGGGTAAGGGTTTCATGGCTATTGACGACCCGACGAAGAAGTCCGGTCTAAGGTTTACCCGTAAGCAGGTCAACGTCGCACGCGCGGGAGGCCCGCTAGTACATGGCTCAATGCGTCGTGCAACAAAGGACTATTTCAAGTCATACGGAAGTAAGAAGGTGTCGGACATTACCACAACATACCTTACAAACGTTGGACAGAGGGCTGCTGCAAGAATGGGCCGTAGTGGAAAGATCACAATCGGTGTACCTAACTTCGCTCAGGCCCGTGCGGTTGGTAAGGCTATTGCTGCCGAGGTGAACCCATAATGGATTACAAGAAGTCAGCCGTTTACACGTTCAGAAACTACCTGTCAGACGTTCTATTCGAGACAGAGGTCTTTAACGACCAGGACTACTACCTAAACGGGTTCTCTGATCCGATCAGTCCAATCCTGCCAATTCAGGACCTACCCGAGTTCTCGGATGAACTCTCGGACAAGCCGCATATCGTATACGACCTAGTGACCTCAACGGACCCGGTAGAATACTGGATGCTAAGGGACGAGGTTACCCTGGCTATCGTAACTGGGAGCATGTCAAAGACCCTGGAAATCCTTGAACTCCTAAAGGACAAGTTCGGTAAGGCAGATGTGTCCGCAGATCAGGTAAACAAGTTCGCAACCACCAATAACGGGCACTTCCTATTCTTCAACTTCTCAATTAGCGAGGCCGTCATTTCCGCCCCGGCAATTGAAGAGGCTGGACGCCAGGTCTCCCCTGTCGTAATCAGTTACTCGTACAAAAGAGTTGCTTCATAAGTCGTTTTCGGCTACTATAAAGCCATGACGAAGGTAAGTTTTCACGAACTCTCACTACAGGGAGGTGAAAATCAAATATGAGTACAACTTCAAGTAACATCATTGTCGGTGCTGCGTCCCTAGCAATTGGATCAATTGCAACAGGTGCTGCTCCTACAACTGGTTACACTGACTCAATCTGGAACAACATTAAGGCTTCCGCTTCCGGTTCTCCTAAGGACTACCGTGGTTGGATTGCAGGTCTTGCTGGTACTGCCGGTGGTGGTACCACCGTCAACGTTTCAGGTGGAACCCTAAAGTTCCGTGACGCCGGTCTAACCCAGGAAGGTGTTGAGGTAACCTACTCGCCAGAGTACGGTGAGGTAGAGGTAGACCAGATTCTTGACGCTGCAAAGTTGTTCAAGCAGAAGATGACCGTTACGGTCAAGACCACTTTTGCTGAGCCAACTCTAGACAACCTGCTATATGTCTGGGACCTTGCTGCATCAAACTACACCCCTACCAACTATGACGGTTCTGCCACTCAGGCTGGTCTGATCATGAACCCAGGAACCCTAGGTGACTCTCCTCAGGAGCGCGTCCTATTCTTCGTAGGAGGCAAGCCAAGCGGTACCTCTGGTACCGCCAACCAGCGTGCCTACCTTGCAAGCCGTGCCATTTCTGTTGAGTCTTCAACCCAGGGTCTAAAGCGTACGGAGGCTACAGTATTCCCTGTATCTTTCCGTCTTCTTCCTGACCTCGGAGCATCTACCCAGCAGTACGGTCGCGTCGTTGACGTTGCCTAAATCAGGCTTAAGCATCCCCGGTGTCCTCATGGGCACCGGGGTTTGCTTTTATACCACCCTAACGGTACAATTGTCAAGATAACCATAGGAGGTTGTTTTGGCTACATCAGTTTATGACATTGTAGAATTCGAATTGCAGGACGGTCAGGTAGTAGAGATCCGTCCACTCAACATTAAGAGGCTGCGTAAGTTCATGGAGGTCGTCGGCAAGATTTCAGACGTAAAGCCTGATGACCAGGACGGGCAGTTGGATGCCATGCTTGAGGCTTGCTCAATCATTCTAGAGGGCAAGGTTAGTGGCGCTGACAACGTGGATGTTCTAGCAGATTTGCTAGACCTCCCAACAATGAATAGAATCATGGAAGTTGCGGGCGGGGTGAGTGTAAACTCCCCAAATCCGACAGTGGGCTAAGTTGGTCGGAAGTCGACTTAGCCAAATACGAAAGGGAGGTGTTTCTTCTAGGGCATTGGCGAAATTACGCCGATCTAGAGGAGAATTTGTCTATGCCTGAACTACTAGAGACACTTAACGCTATGCGAGAGAAGGACCTGGAGGACAAGATGTTCCAGGTCCGTCTTGCTGGTGGAGACCCTGATGAAGGCGGTAAGTCGGACTTTGACCGCGCCAAGGACCGTGCGAAACTACGCGCGGATAAGGAACTGCTCGGCCTAGACATTGACGTAGATAACATCGGAGACGAGATTATCGACGCAATGCAAATGGGGCAGGCCTACATGGTGGATACTGACTAATGACTGACACGATGATTGATGTCCGGTTCAATGTACTAACCAATATGGGTTCTCTGAACGCCCAGATTGATACATTGAACGCTAAGATGGCTGCCCATCTTAAGTTGATTCAGGGTATTACTGCTCAGCAGGCTGCCCTGAACTCGGCATCTTCAAAGTGGACCAGCATTATGAAGGGCAGCGGCCAGTTCGATGTCGGACTGGTCAATGTTGGCAAGCAGGTTGATGAATTCGGAAAGAGGCTCGCAAAGAACCAGTTGAGCCTGGGCGAATACCGACGTGCCATTAGAGAGTACCGCCGTGGAGTTGCCGGTGAAGTAAGGCAACTCGCTGAATACCAGCAGCGTATGATGAACTCCGTCACCTTCAATAGAGGTGGCGGTGAAATGCTCGTCGCTACTCCAAACGGAATAAACAAGACGACCGACGCTGCGAAGTTGTTCAACCAGGAGCAGGCTGTCATGAACACCCTGCTAAAGAAGTCCAACGAGAGCCTGATTAACTGGGGTAAGAATACCCAGTGGGCCGGTCGTCAGTTGACCGTTGGTCTTACCCTTCCTGTAGTAATCTTCGGTGCCACAGCAGCCAAGGTATTCCTTGACGCTGACAAGCGCCTGACCAACCTGGCTAAGGTTTACGGTTCCGGCGTCACCGGTACCACAACCGAGGGAATTAAGCAGATCAAGGCTCAGGTCATGGACCTGACCCAGGGACTTTCTGAATCGACTGGTACGTCACTGAACGACCTACTAGACCTTTCAGCAGACATTGCTGCTACGGGTAAGGAGGGCTCCGATCTTCTAAAGACCATCACTTCAACTAACCGTCTGATGGTACTTGGTGACATTGAGCGCCAGGACGCTATGAAGACCACCCTTTCCCTACAGACAGCATTCAAGCAGAACAACGAGGAACTAGCAAACAGTATTAACTTCCTGAACGCTGCTGAAAACGCAACCAGCCTAAGCATGAGTGACATGACCGAGGCAATCCCTCGCGCCGGTACTGTTGTCGAGGCTCTGGGTGGAGACGTACAAGACCTAGCCCTATACATGACCGCTATGCGTGAAGGTGGTATCTCAGCAGCAGAAGGTGCTAATGCTCTAAAGGCTGGTCTGGCTTCCATCATCAATCCTTCTACGAAGGCAAAGAAGATTCTTGCTGGATACGGCATTGACATCGAGTCTATCGTAGAGACAAACAAGGGCCAGTTGACCCCAACCATTCTAGCCCTGCAAAAGGAACTGTCAGGACTAGACGGACTGGCTCGTTCTCAGTCCATCGCAGCCTTGTTCGGTAAGTACCAGTTTGCTCGTATGAGCGCCCTGTTCGAGAACATTGGCGCGGAGGGTTCACAGACCCTAGAGATTATGAAGTTGATGGGTATGTCTGCCGGTCAGTTGGGCGTCATTGCCGACAAGGAAATGAAGCAGAAGACCGAATCCCTAAGCAATAGGTGGCAGCGTGCCATTAACTCAATCAAGAACGATATGATCTCTGTTGGTCAGGACTTCGTACAGATCGCCCTGCCAATCATGGGATTCATCGACAAGATTCTAAAGATGTTCAACGCCCTACCTGACTCGGTCAAGACAATTGTTGAGGTCGTGACGGCCCTTGGAGCAATTCTAGGACCTGCTGTTATGACCCTGGGTATCATGGCTAACTTCGTCGGTCAGATCAAGAAGGGCTGGAACCTTCTTGGAGGCTTTGGCGCACGCATGATGGGTCGTCCACGTCCAGAGTTCGAGCAGCCTCTAGACCCACAGACAATCGCACACATGGCGTCCCTAGACAAGGACACCCAGGCTGTATTCGACCACGCGGCTGCAATTAAGACGGCAACGGATGCTATGAGAGCCTCTGTCGCTGCGCTTAACCTAGGCGGCGAGCATCGTCGTGCTGCTGGCGTAGTTTCATCGCCGGTCTCGTACGGATCACAGAACCCATTCTTGATTACAGGCTCCGGTCTACCAGCAGCAACCTCTGGTGGTAAGGGTGGAGGTTCTGTAAAGTCTAACCACATGCTTATGGCAATGGCCGCACAGATGCTTGGAGAATCCTTCTCTGGTCGTCCATTCGTTGGTGCTACCATTCAGAACCCAACCATCGGAGACTCCACCCCTCTATTCCAGGCAAGCGTAGACAAGATGAAGTCTATCTCGTCCACACTAAACCGTGTCGCTGCAAACCTTCAGGATGCCGACCCAGTATTTGCTGCAGCCCTGAGGGAAACCGCAACAATGCTGCAGAACCCGAACCGTCCCGGTACAGAGTACAGCCACTTCATTTCATCTGAGGACCCTGTACACGGTGCGAAGTACGGTGGAAAGAGTTTCAACCCATTCTACGGATTCATGGAGAGCGTGACCGGAAACCAGGGACGTGCCGCACGAGGCAAGTCCGGTGGAAACCCATCCGTAATGCCAGGAGAGTTCGACCCAACGTTCATTGCTGGACAGCAGGAGGGTATGTTCAGGCTTTACAACGAGGGCGGTGCCGCTCTTTGGGCCGAGGCAACTAGAAACCCTGAACTGATGAACAGCCTTAAGTTCCACATCGCGGCAGCAACGAGCAAGAGCGCCGAGGAAATGGGACAGATGCTTACTCGTCTCGGCAATGGTGTCGATGAAGAGTTTAAGCAGCAGGTCGTCGGAGTAGGTGACTCGTGGAGGGAGTACGCTCGTAAGTCTGTCGCTCGTGAGGGTCTAAACCCAGACGAGTTCACGTTCGACACCCCCCTATCCTCTGAGCGTCCAGCGCCGAACCCTAAGCCACTAGTACCGCTTCCTGCGCCTGAGACAAAGACTGCACGCACCATTCCTCAAATGTCTGCCAGCATGGCTCTTGCCGGTGACGCAGTTTCGTACCAGATGACCACGATGAAGGACGCTGCCGGAGAGAGCGTCAGGGTCTTTAGGCTTCTAGACCAGACTGGCCTGGAACTTGCTTTGGCAATGGAGAACGCCGAGGGTGAACTTGTAGACTTTAATGTTAACAACATGGAGGCAGCCGGTCTAAACCCAGGCGAGGGTGGTGCTGCTGCTGCAAGGGCTAAGCGTAACAAGGTACACCCAGTAATGGGCGATACGGTTGACGCCGAGGCTGTCGCTGGAAACCAGGCTGCTCGTGAGCGTTACCAGGCCGAGTACGCCGAGTGGGAGAAGGTTGAAAAGAAGAAGGAGCGCGCTGCAAAGAATAACGCTCCTGCATCGAACTGGGGTCAGGCATTCAATAACTCTGCTCAGGAAAGTGCTGAGGGAACTGCCAGGGCGACCCGTGAGGTAGCGGACAACGCCGAGGAGACTGTCGTACACACCAAGAACATTGCCGGTAACGTAGCAAACGTCGCCGGTGGATTCGGTCTGCTCCTATCAATGTCTACACTGTTCCTAGGAAACATGGACAGCGCATTCGGTAAGTTCGCAATGATCGGCGGAACCGCAATGTCAATGCTTCCAATGCTAGAGCAGATGACCAACCTCGGAGGCGAGGGAGGTCTAATCACCAAGTTCAGCCAGAACTTCTCTAACCAGATGGGCAACATGGGTGACGGTGCTATCGGAAGGCTGAGCAGCAGGGTTACTGCTGGTGCTGGAAGAATGGCTATGGCTGGAAAGGCTCTTGCCGGTGCTATGTTCGGACCTTGGGGTCTAGCAATCGGTATTGCCGCAGCCGGTATCGGAATCCTGATCGCTAACAACAAGAAGAAGTGGGAGAAGTACGTTCAGGACGCAAAGGACGCTGCTGACAACATGAAGAAGACGTTTACAAACGTCGCGGCTGACAATGCCGATATCTTCAAGTTGAAGCCCGCTGCTGATGCGTGGAACGGCTACACCGTAAACGCAACCGGTGCCGCTGCTGCCTCTAAGACAATGGTCGATCAGGTAAAGAGCAACAACGCTGACATGATTGACGGTCTAAAGAAGTTGGACGACGAAGACCTAGCCAGAAGGCTGAAGGAAATCTACAGCGGCCTTATCATCAAGGGCGTTTCACCTCAGCAGGCCGACCAGTTCCTAAACGCTCTCGGCCAGGCCCTAGACAAGACAACGCTTACCGTAAAGGTCGTCGCTGAACTTTCAGGATGGGCGAAGGGCAAGGATAAGGAGGAAATGTTCAACGCTGCAAAGGCTAATGCCTCTAAGGCTAGCCCTGACGTTGACCTTTCTCATCAGGTCTCGGCTTACTACGACGCTAATGGAATTGAGATTCCTCACGACGGCGAAAGGATGTTCCTTACCGACGAGTTCAAGGCTGGCAAGGAGGCTGCTAGCGCGTACGGTACAGAACTTGGTACCATCATTTCTGACGGTATCCAGGCCGGTCTGATCACACCTGAAAACGGTAAGTTGACCGAGAACCTACAGCAGATGTACGAAACAATCAAGGCTGACCTAGTCGCACAGACGAACGGCGAGGGCGTCCTAGATTCAATGCTTACAGACACTCTTAACGGTCCTAAGATTCAGTCTCTATTCGCATCCGTCGGCGTACCAATCGAGCAGGGTGTAGACGGCTTGGTCGACAAGTTCATGCTTCTAGACCAGGCCGGTAGGGACAACCTGCTAAAGACCCTAGAGTCTATGGGAGCACCTGGCCGATCTCTTGCCAATACTCTGAACCTTGTTCAGGGTTCAACAGACGCAATGACTGCCTCAACGGTGGCACTAAATCCTGACCTAGCAAAGGTCGTCGGACTCGCTCAGGCTGCCGGTGGTGGTTTGACCATGTACGCAGGAGGTCTTGACGCCGCAGCCGCTTCTAGTGCTGCATTTGGTGTCGCTGTCGGAGAAATGACCACTGGAATCGAGAAGGCAACTTCTGACTTCGCCGGTGCATTCAGTTCAGCCGTAGACGACTACGTTAAGAACTACGTCGAGAACACCCGTGAGGCTAACGCTGCGATGGTAAAGGACACGCGCGAGGCTGAGCAGGCCAAGATGAAGGCCCTAAAGGATGGCTTTGACAAGAAGGAAAAGGCTGCCCAGGATAACATCGACAAGATCAAGAAGAATGCTGACAAGGAAATCGACGCAATCAAGCGTACCGAGGACAAGCGTAAGGCAGCATTCGAGGCAGAGCAGGAGCGTATCCGTCGACTAACCGCATTGAAGAACTACAATGTAGACTACAATGAGGCCGTCGCTGGTGGAGACCTGTTCGCCGCAGCCCGTATCCGTAACGAGCGTGACGCCTTCAACCAGAACAACAAGTTGGAGGACAAGAACGCTGCCGCTGGAAATGCTGCTGACAAGAAGATCGCTGCAATTGAAAACGAGCGTGACAAGAAGGTCGAGGCAGCAGAAACAGCATTGGCTAAGATGAAGGCTGCTGACGAGGCTTCTGTCGAGTCTGCACAAAAGGCTTCTGACAAGAGGATTGAGGCAACCGAGGCTGCTGCCACGGCATCCAACAAGGCTGCTGAAAAGTGGAAGGAGAACCAGGAAAAGATCGTCAAGGCAATGAAGGCAGAGTTTGCTGAGGCCAAGGGCGACGTTGCTGCTACCTGGAAGGTCGCTGAGAAGTACGCTCCTAAGTTCGGCGTCTCTGCAAAGACCGCTGCTACCCTGTGGACCGACGCATGGGACGGACTAGGAAAGCGCACTGGTTCTAAGATCAACAAGGAAAGCAAGGACCCTAAGTTGGCCGAGGCTGCTCGCCAGTTCACCATTAAGACCATTGCTGACGCTCTGGGAATCAAGGTCTCTGCTCGCGGCCAGGCCTTGATGGCCGGTGCCTCTCCAAAGATGTCCGTCGCTGAATACTTCGCTGCTCGTGCAAACGGTCAGAGCGACACCACGTTGGCAATCGGAGCCGGTCTGGCTGGATTCGCTGATGGAGGTTCTGTAAGCGGCCCTGGTGGTCCAAAGGATGACAAGATTCCAGCATGGCTGTCTCATGGAGAGTTTGTACACACTGCCGAGGCTGTAAACCACTACGGTCCAGAGTTCATGGAGTCTGTCAATAAGCGCAAGTTCCCTAGGTTCGCTAAGGGTGGAATGGTCGGTCAGGATTACGGCGGCATCCTTGGTTCAGCAATGTCTAGGATGCTTCTTCCTACTATCGGAAGAATGGCTGTAAATACAGCAATGTCTCAGATCGCCACCGCGCAGGATGCGACCGCAAGCGCAAACGCATCAACAGGCGGCGGCGCAGGCGCTAACGTACCTGTACTTAGCGGAATGAAGAGCGCCGAGGCCCGAAACGCAATGCTTAGGGCAGCATACGCTCAGTTGGGCCTACCGTACGTCTGGGGTGGAGAGAATCCTAAGATCGGATTCGACTGTTCTGGACTTATCCAGTACGCAGCCCGCCAGGCAGGACTGTCGATTCCTCGTGTTGCTGACGCGCAGAAGAACTACTCTAAGTCGATTGACGGTGCAGATGCCGTCCCAGCCGACCTAGTATTCTTTACCCACAAGGGGGAGCAGGTTGCCCATCACGTCGGAATGTACGTCGGAAACGGACAGATGATTGACGCTCCTCACACTGGCGCACAGGTCCGGGTCGAGGGAATTGGTCATGGCTATGACAAGGTTGATTATGGTCGTCTTCCTCAGTTGAAGATTCCGCAGTTGGCTAGTGGCGCAAAGATCAATTACGACAACACCCTGGCTAACCTTCACAAGGGCGAGGCCGTCCTTACATCACCTATTACCAGCAAGTTTGAGGCTCTGGCTAACCAGTTGAGCGCAAACGGCAATGTCATCGCTGGCGAGAAGGTCGAGGTCAACTTCTACGGCCCTGTAAACAGCGAGGTTGACGTTGAGGCCGGTGTCACTGCGGCTTTGAGGAAGAGGGATGTTAAACTAGGTAGAGAAAGGGTGATTAAGTAATGCCACTGCCTCTACTGGCACAAGTCCGCTTTGAAGGCGCGACCTCAGGATATGTGACTGACCACAACCGTAAGGCCACTCAGGTATCCAGGGAAGACGTGAAGAATGCTAAGCGCATGGCCGATGGAACCATGCGTGAGCGTTTTATTGCCACAAAGCGAAAGTTCTCTTTCTCATTCGACAACGTGCCTTCTAGGGCGCAGTACACAGTCGACGGCTATTGGACTGGAGAGGAAATTGTCAACTTCTTCAACGCCAACCGCTCCTTCACCCTTAAGTTGTTCTATAGCGGCAACGTCTCATCCCTTGCCTCCCCTGAGGAGACAATCACGGTAATGTGGGACACCCCACCAGACTTTTCAATCAGAAAGCGAAATCCAAACTTCGACTTCTGGGACCTGTCGTTCACCCTAATCGAGGTATAAATGAAGAATTTCCCAACGGTTAACACTGCCATCAGGAACAACACCTCCGTCATTGGAGAGAAGCCTGTATGTACAATTGAGTGGAACATGAACCGATACCACACTCCAGTCGTGGACAACCCAGCCACAACTCCTGCCATTGACAAGGCATGGAACGAGAATGGTGCAGGTAACATGCTTCCACTAAAGTCAATTGCCGACCTCGACAAGTATGGTTCAGGTATTGCCTATGTAATCAACGACCCTGCAGCAAAGGACTTCTACAAGTTCTACTCCTACGCGCGCATGACCGAGGCAAGCAGGCAGTCTAATGCCTCACGCTTCTACTACATTGGCCCTGACTCTAGGTATAAGTATTGGGCAGCGCCGGTAATCTCTAGCGGTACGATCTCTTCTGGAAGTTACCCTCTATCTAACGTAACCCCAACCATTACCTACCCATCTGCCCTTAACGCAAACAAGATCAGCATCAAGTTCAACACCCACGTCACCAAGCCTGTAAAGTGGACCGTACAGATTTCTGCAGACGGTACAACATTCACCACAGTCGCTACAGACGTTGTTGTTCCAAGTAGCGGCGTGGTCGACCTATGGGCACCGGTACACAGCGGATACTGGTCAACCTCCCCAAACTACTACTATGTCGACGGCACCAACAACAACCTAAAGACTGTAAAGGCTGTCCGTGTAAACGTCACCTCTCTAAGCCGTGGCTCATGCCGCCTCGAACTGCTAGAGATTGCAGCCAAGATCGAGGCATATGCCGGTTCGTATCTTGACACGTTCAACGTAGAGAACACTCTGTCTGAGAACGATGAGATCGCTCCTGTCGGAGTCATTAGCGCAAACACTGGTTCTGTGAATATGGCTAACTACACGGGGTTCTTCAACAAGAAGGCTCTGACCAGTCCTATTTCTCCGTACCTCGACGAGCACGCGCTAATCAGGCTGTACGTTGACTACAACAATGTCACCGGAGGAAAGAACAATCTTCTTCCAAACACTCAGGCCAAGTTCGGACTTGATACATCAACGACCAATCCGTACTTCGCCGCAACCGTGGTCGCTGACCCAACCGTCAATCGAAGTGGAAATGCTAGTTACAAGGTGACCACTGACTCAATCGTAAACCCTCAGGGTCTTATGCACTTCATTCCAGACAAGCAGTTCTTCACAGCAGCCACGCCTGTAGTGCTCTCTGCCTGGATTAAGGGGCCGGTTGGCTATAAGATCGGTATTGGCCCGCGTATCTACGACACGAGCAATGGATATTTGACAGAGGCAAGTCCTGGCGCACTCGACTATGTAATGGACGGAACCTGGCAGAGGATTTCATATGCCTATTCTGGATATACTGGTGTCAACCACAGGATGGGACTACAGGTGGTTCTAAGGACCGCTGGAGGCCTTCCACCAGCGGGCTCCTCTTTCTGGGTTACAGACATGCAGATGGACCCAGGGACCACTCTAAATGACTACTCGCCAAGGCTAAACGAGAGCGCCGGTCTAGTACCACTAGGAACTATGCTTTCCGACTCATGGGATGTAAACGCTGACGAGAACTGCACCGTCTCCCTTGTAGACTACGCCCGAGTGCTACAGGAAGCCTCTTGCGCCGACGTACTCCTAAAGAAGTACCACGCAGCCCAGATCGTATGGGCTCTGTGCGACAGTGTTGGATTCAAGGATGTTAGGGTCTTTGAGTCGGTCGCTGGAGAGTCTCCTGTAATTGACCACTTCTGGTGCTCGAAGGACGACAAGGTCTGGGAGGTTCTGACCAAGTTGGCAAAGGACTGCCAGATGGCAATGGTCTTCGGTGAGGACGGTGTTCTTAACGTTTACACGAAGGAGTACCTATACAACACCCGTGCCGCTAACTGGACTGCTCGTCACCACGCAAACGGTGCCGAGAAGCCTGACATCATCAGCCTGAACAACAAGCCAGCGCAGGGTAGCAATAAGGTCTCCGTAAACTACCGTGCTACAAACGACTTCAACATCTCGGGCTCTACAAACCAAATCTTCTGGCAGGCACCTGATGACTACGGTATTGGCGCGTGTGAACTAAACGCAGACCTTCTGATCGGTGACCAGTACGCTGTCATTAGGTCAACTTCGTCTGACCAGATGCCACGATTCAAGAGTAGGATCATCGTTGACGGTGAGCACCTGGAGTACACGGCTAAGGAATACAAGGTTGGCTCTACGCTTTATCTATGCGACGATGCCACTGACTACTGGGCTGCCGTCGAGGCGAATAACGGAAGGCCACCACTGTTTACTGGTAGGCTAAAGTTGAAGAAGGCTCCGGTCAAGAACCACCGTAGCGCCAAGTACAAGTTGCTAAACGAGTTCAAGGTTCGTAACCACATCGACGGAAACCTTGCGGCGTCTGCAAACTGCCCTCAGAACATCTGGCTGGACGGAGCCGGTGGAGTCCTCCTAAACAACCCATCACTGACCAATAGGAAGAACAACCGCGTAACTGCATTCAAGAACACGGGTGGCTCATTCAACCGCGTCGGAATGAAGTTCAAGATCGAGTCCAAGCCATACGGCTCGGTCGGTCTAATGCTATTCCCACAGGGAGCCAAGGACCACAAGGGGTACGTCTTCCAGGTCACTGAAATCGGAGACCCAAGTGTCTCCGGCGACGCTACTGTTCGTGGAGAGACAAAGGCTTACCGTATTGAAAATGACGGCACCCCTACGGCTATGAAGGTTGCTGCTCCAAAGACGACGGTACAGGAGGAGCAGACTGACTTCTTCGAGAAGCACCACACCAATGTCAAGTACAACACCTGGCATTACATGGAGGTCATCCGAATGACCACTAAGGACGACAAGAGCGCATTTGCTGTCTACATTGACAACCGCTGCGTAAAGGTTTTCCTAGAGCCAGCGGGCTCGGTCGTGGCTAGGAACAACTGGGCTGGTTTCTTTGTTACCGGTGGAAGCAAGATGCGAGTAGACAAGTTCTACTCAATTGACTTCCCATCTGGCAAGGAGTACAAGAAGTTGCCAGCAGAGACTAAACTGTTCTACCCGGACAATGACTACATTTTGGAAATGACCGACGCGGCAGACGCTAAGGCAGCCCACAAGAGCCTCCTTGACTACAGGTTCGGACTGTACCTTGCAGCCTTCAACCAGACGAAGTCAATTGACATCGAGGTTGATGATTTTACTGGAAACAACTACCCGTTCGCCCGTGAACTGCTGACGGAGAGTTACAGGTACACGGCTGTACCGGCCCTCCACAGCAAGATTTACATGTCGAACCCTAACGTCGGTCTTTACTTCTTCAACCCTGGACCTATGGGTGCTAACGTGCGAATCGTAAATACGACGAATCAGTACCAGTTCCTATCCAAGCCAGAGGGCGAGTTCGCCAATGTCCCACGTTCAGGCGAGAAGTCTGCTTTCTATATCTGGGGAAAGACTGTATTCCAGGCCGAACCTCAGAAGATCGAAAAGAAGGATGACGCTTCAATCCGCAGGCGCGGAGAGCAGGAGTTGTCATTCGACGCCACCTGGATTCAGACAGCCGACGCTGCAAATAAGTTGGCTGAATGGATTTTCAATAACTTCGGAAAGCAGAAGGATAGGTACGAAATTGAACTGTTCGGCAATCCGTTGCTGCAACTGTCTGACTCTCTAGCCATCGTCCACGACGCTGCGGACCCAGGAACGTTCGTCCTTAACAGGATCAGCAATACCTGGAATGCGGGTCTGGAAACGAAGGTCACGGCGGTCAGGACCAGTTGACTTTAACCTGGGACGAGGATATAATCAGTAAATGACAACTACTACGCAAATCACCTCTAATCAAATTGTCCAGCAGCCAGCGACCTTCCAAGAACCAGGCGCTGGCCCTGCTGTAACTCCGTATGAGGTAATTGATGAGGATACCGACGAGTTTGATGAGGACCCGAATGCGGCTGGTGTCAGCATCCAGATCGAGGCCCCAGAGAGTATCTCTATTGAATCGCAGCAGACAAGGGCTCTCTCTGACGGTCAGATTGTTGTCGACGTAGTTTTGAACGTACAGGAAGTCCTCGGGGCAACTAACTATGAAATCAGGTTCGTCTAATGATTGAGGGAATTTACCGCTTTTACGCGAACGGTGAGTGTGTCGGAGAGGGTAAGAACCTAATCACCACCACCGGCAAGAAGGCTATCATTAGGTACCTGGCTGGACAGATTCCAGAGTTCGGCGGCGGTCTCGTTGTTGGCACCGTAAACACCGCAGCCGGTGTGGGTGACGCTAATCTGTACTTCGAGGTAGCCCGTGTACCAGTCGACCTAAAGGCAGTAAAGGACTATTCAACGTTCGATATCGTATTCAGAGGCTCCCTGCCCAAGGGGCTAGCCGCTAAGATTACCGAGTGCGGACTGGTTGTTGATTCAGCCAACACCGCTAACCGTGGTGTGTCAAATAGGGTCTTCGCCTTGATGGAGTCGACGGGAGAGGGTTGGGCGGTAGCAAACGGTCCAGCCATTGCAGCGGACGCAACAAACGTCAGGCTCGGCGCGGACGCAATTAAGATCAACTCCATTCCAGCCAACAACACTTCAATCCTCACACTAAATGGTGTATGGGACCTGAGCAAGTACGTCGCCACTGACAAGTTCGCGCTACAGTTCGGAACCTTCGACACAAACTGCGCTAGTGTAAAGTTGGAGTTTATTAACTCAGCGGGGTACTCGTTGTATTACACCTACACCCCAGCCACCCATACTGCCGGTGCTGGTGTATTCCAGGCGCAGTTGCTAAACCAGAACATGAGCGTATTTACCAACTGGGTAAACGACTGGACTAACGTGACGCAGATTAAGATCACCACCACCGCCGGTGCTGGTGGTACATGTTCCGTAGCCCTTGACGGTATCTCAGTAATGGACGCAAATATCTCTGATGAACTGTCAGCCCTTGTTTCACGCGCAGTCGTGACAGCAATCCCAAAGGTTGCAAACATTGACATGGACATTGAGTACACGATGAGGTTCAGCCTATAATGCTGTTGTACCTCGAATCGCTACAGCCAGGAAAGACCTACGCCGTTCAGGTAAGGGCAGATAACGGAGAGGCTTTCTCTGAATGGAGTCATACATTCACCCTGCCCGTTACCTCTGACACTGGCGCTCTTCCGGCTGTTGGAACTCCAACGTGTGTGCCTGTTGGAGACACGTTTGTTTCACAGTGGTCATACGCTTCAAAGCCAACCGACTTCTCTCACTACGAGGTTCGCTGGACCTATGACGGCAGCAACTATTCACCAACGTTCAAGACCGCTGGTGAGACTGTCACTCTTAACTTCTCTGACAACGTGGCCTTCTTTACCACTCCACGCCCACACATCCGTATTGAAATCCGTCCTGTAGACAGGACTGGAAATAAGCCTGTCACATGGACTCCGTCCGTATACGCTGACAACCCTGCCCCTACACAGGCCACAAACGTTGTCGGTACAGCCGGTCCAGACAAGATCAGCCTCGCGTGGGACAAGGCTGCATTCGATGACTACCAGTACGCTGAGGTATGGGTCGGTACAACCAACGCTGCAAACACCACTGGTGCCAGTCGTATTTTCTCTGGTGACGTAAACAGTTGGACGTACGTCACGCTTTCATATGCTTCTGTTATGTACTTTAAGGTTGCATTCTACGACAAGTTCAACCAGCCTGGACCGTACTCGGTAACTGCTGCCATGACGCCTACAAACCCAGGTCTCGTCGACGTTACACCGCCAGCAACGCCTAATGCAGCGACGGTAACAACAACATCCAACCTTGGCGACCCAACGGGGTACACGGCCAACCTAACGGCAACCTGGACATCAAAAACTGGTGACACGGACCTTTCTGGTCATAAGTTGAGGTTCTCGACTGGAAGCACTGGACCCTGGACAATAGTCGACGTTCCTCTAATGGACGGCTCTACACCGTCTGGACCCGGCAGCGCAACGGTCGCAACGAGTCAGACCGTGACCCTTGCCGACCTTATTGCAAATACAAACTACTATGTCCAGACTGCCTCGTATGACAAGTTCAATAACATGTCTGCATGGGTAAGTGCTAGCACATATCCTCTGCTTACCGCTAAGGACCTTATTGGACCTTCCACGCCAGCGGCACCTACGGTTTCATCTAACCAGACCATGATTCAGGTCTCGCACAGCGGCCTGCAGTCTGACAATACAACGCCTATGAATCCAGACCTCTCATATTACGAGGTCTACCTTTCCACGACCACGCCGGTACCAGCAACCCTTGGAGTCACAAAGCCAAATGGAATCATGGGGGCCGGTCCAGCCCCAAGCGGGCTGTTCTCAATCCCTTCAACAGATGGTGGAACCTCCACCAACACAGCGCAGACTTGGTACGCTGCTGTTGTTGGCGTAGACAAGGCTGGAAACCGTGGCTCCGTTCTCTCTGCAACATCATCTGGGCAGTCGGTTCCACTTATCAGTGCTGCTAATATTGCGTACGCAACCATTACAGATGCAAAGATTACGAACCTAAATGCCAATAAGATCACCTCAGGAACTGTATTCACAAACGACCTGAGGGTGGGAGACCTGCTAAACAACCCTGGAACCATTGTTGTTCAGGGCCAGCGCGGATTTATTCAGTCTGGTAACTATACGCCCGGTGTCTCTGGATGGAGGCTTGGCAGGGACGGTCTAGAGATTAACCAGGGTAGTATTTCAGCACAGTCGTTCACTACTGGTGTCACCAACTACATCCCAGCCGTTTACTCCATGTTCGATTGGGGTCCATACCTATATGACTCGACCGTACCTAATGCCATCACCTGGCTTACCGATGGAGTCTATGTCGGTTCCGGTATCGGGTCTAACTACCTGGCTTCTAGCATCGACAACAAGTCTGTCCTCGTTTGGAATGCAAACAATGCAACCCCGGCCAATACAAACAACGGATTCTGGCTAGGTAAGAGTTCGACTGACTACAACATCTTTGTAACACCAAGTACCACCTACACGTTCAGTTTCTACCCAACAATGTACGGTTCAGGTACCTTCTTTGTAAGGTACAAGGATCAGAACGGTACTATTGTCGACTCTGGATCGCAGACGGTCAGTTCGGCGCAGACCAGAAAAACCTGGACGTTCACCACTAGTGCCACGACAACCGCAATCGTTCTTGGATTCCACAGTTTCAGCCAGGGGTACCATGAAATGTCTGCCCTACAGTTCGAGCAGGGCGGCTCGGCAACCACATACAAGTACCCTGATAATACGGTAATTGATGGTGCCTCGATTCGTACTGGACAAATCACCTCGACCGCAACCGTGAGTATCAACGGTGTCGTACAGCCGGTTTGGAGTATCAACACGAATGGATACGCAAACTTTGCAAACGTACTGATCCGTGGAAATGCTGTTGTCGGTGCCGGTGCTGGCAACCCAACAGATGGCGCTGCATCCCTTATGCAGTCTGCCAACTTCGTAACCGGAACAAGCGGTTGGCAGGTAACCTCAGATGGAAATGCTGAGTACAATGCTCTAATTGCGCGTAACTCGTTCACCATTCAGTCAGCAGCCTCGGGCGCACGCGTACAGTTGACAAACTCCGAGTTGGCAGCATACAACTCTGGTGGAACAAAGACCGTCTCCCTGACAAACGCTGGTGCCTTTACGCTTCAGAGCGCAACCTCTGCCGCCAGAATCCTGCTAAGTAACTCTGGTCTTTTTGGGTACAACTCCAGCGGAGTACAGTCGTTCAACCTGTCAGCATCTAGCGGTGCCCTGACAATTACTGGATCGTTCAGCCTGGACTCTGACCCTGGCTCTACCACCCGTGGAATTCTTATCTCTAGTACAGGCGTCGTCTACCTTTACCCTAACAATGGATCACCGCCAGCCGGTCTTTCACCTGGACTGCTTTACTCTGACACCATTTCAACGCTGATCACCTCGCCTTCGTACACCTCGTACTCGGTCAGGGCTACGCTTCAGTTGACGCCTGGAAACCTGTCTGGTGATCAGATGGCAACCTTTGCCGGTGACTGTGGCCTCACCGCCCGTGGCCCATACTCAACACCGCTTGCATCTACTAGGGATTTGGTACTAAACTCTTCCGGTCTTATTGGATACCCTTCCTCGTCTATTAGGTACAAGACAGATGTCAGGACTGAGACATACGATGACTACGACATCCTCGCCCTACGTCCAGTTGTGTACAAGGCAATTGCAGATGTCGAAGAGTTTGGCGACGAAGCACCGGACCAGGCTGGATTCATCGCTGAGGAAATGGCAGACGACCCTAATTGGGACCTGTTCGTCCAGCGCGATCCAGACGGTACTATCCAGACTATTGACTATAAGCGCCTGGTGGTACCAGCCATCGCCAAGATTCAGGACCTGACCAGACGTCTTGCTGAACTCGAAGCCATCGTCAATTCATAGTCTGGTATGATAAGTAGAGACGAAAGGAGCCATAAGTGGCAGACGTACAGGTAATCATTGACGACCTAAAGGGAGTCATTGGAAATCTAACAGTAGACAACGCGATTCTACGAGCAGAACTTCGAGACCGCGATGAAGTTATTCAGGGCTATCAGGAAAGGGATCTATCAAATGTGGCAGCGGCAGAAGCAACCAGCCCAGACCCCGGCACCGGTCCTAGCACCTCCGACGCCTAAGATTCCACTAAAGCCGTACAAGTACCCATCAGGTATTGCGGTTCAGGTTGACGGAGACTTCTACTATGTGAAGAAGGACTCTCTCTTTAGGTTTGTATCTGAGAGGGCGTTCCAGTCATGGCAGATTCCGGTGGCCCAGGCCCGCCAGGTGACTATTTCTGAGTACAAGATCAGCGGCTCCATTGGATTCCGCGACGGAACTTTGATTCAGAGTATAGCCGATGGTAAAATGTATTTAGTGTCAGACAGCAAGAAGCGGTGGATAACCGACCCGGACTCTTTGGAGTACATTGGGGTTAAGGGTAGCCAGGCGCTCATTGTCTCTGACAGCGAGATAAATTCACATCAGGATGGGGAAGATTTGTAATGGGTTCAGATACACAGTGGCGAGACGATATTGAGATTCCTGCTGGTCAGCCAGCGGACCTTGAAACATTGGTCAATATCATCAACAACCTCTACGCGCTAAAGGAAGAGCAGCCGCTCGTCCTAGGACACCTTGCGCGCGACAAGAGGAATTTCTCTAATGCCAAGACCCAGGTACAGATCGAGGCGTCTTACAAGAACAACGGAAATGTCGGTCTAAATAAGAGCGGCGTTTCCTCGGCGTATAACGTCACGTTCACCAAGGCGTTCGGAGGCCCCCCAATTGTAGTGGCAACCTCATACACGGCTCACTATGTAGCCGGTACCGTGCAGATCAAGAATGTCAGTTCCTCAGGATTCTCATACAATTACTGGGGACAGAACAGCGGTATTGCTAGAGGCGTTCACTACATTGCGATTGGAATCAAGGGCTAAAGTGGCCTACGTTCCGATCCGCAATTGGGCGGGCCGGGAGCAAAAGATAGCATATAACGGTTACGTCCTGATCAAGGTGCCTGAGCACCCCAAGTCTTTCCGAGGGTGGTACTATGAACATAGGCTCGCTCTTGAAGCACTGTATGGGCGCGTACTAGAAACCTGGGAAGAGGTACATCATATCTCTGAGGACAAGACGGATAACAATCCTGAGTTCAATCTCTTCCCGTGCGTTAGATGTCAGCATGACCGCGCACGCGTTTCGTAAACAGAAAGGTATTTAATGGGTAACGACTTAAAGTGGATCGTAGTGTCGGATATTCACTTCCCTCGCCACGACCCTAGGAAAGTCGAGTTGTTCATGAAGGTCATGAAGTACGTCAAGCCTGACGCTATTGACCTCGCCGGTGACATTGACGATGCAGACTCCACCAGCCGTTGGGCTGAGGGAACTCCTGCATCCGTTGTCTCAATTGAAGATGGCGGTGTACGAGGTACCCGCGACTTCTTGGGAGAACTGAGAAACGGAAACCCGGACGCGGATATTCACTTCCACGACGGTAACCACGGATGGACCCGTCATGAGTCGTACTTGGAAAAGAGGGCACCAGCAATGCTGGACCTCATCACTCCTGACACTTTGTATCAGTACAAGGACAAGGGTATTGAGTGGCATCGTTACAACGAGCCGCCGGTACGAAGGTTCGGTGACATGTTTGTTCACCACGGAGAGTCTATCTCCAAGCACGCTGCAGAAAGCGTGAGGAATGACTGCTTGAACTTTGGGGTATCACTCATCAGAGGACACTCCCACAGGCAGGGCATTTACAACAAGACCTACGACCTGACAGGGAAAATCCTAGAGGGTTACGAGATTGGTCACCTAACAGACGAGAGCCAGATGGATTACACCACCTCTCACGACTGGCAGGCAGGCTTCCTCGTTGCGAACGTGGAGAATGGGGTTCGCCCATTCTGCCAACTAATTAGAATCCACGATTACACATGCTATGTGAACGGCAAAAAGTTCCAGGCGTAATTGTGCTAGAATTAAGTGAGGAGGTAATACACGAATGGATATTCTGACTACAGGTTCGGCGGCTGTTCTAGTAACATCAGTCGTTGTAACATTTGCAGTTTCAACAATCAAGCAGTCCCATTGGAGCAACAGGATTAAGACCCTGGTTGCTATCGGACTGAGCCTTGTCGGTGGTGCAGCCGTCGTCGGTGTCAGTGGAGAGTACGCTCTCGATACCCATGACCTAGCCGGTCTTGGTACCGCCGTTTACGCATCATCATCAATTATCTACAACCTGATCATTAAGAATACAGGTCTAAACGCCAAGTTGGAAGCAGTTAACCTTTTTGGACCCAATAAGGGCGAAGAGTAAGGCTCTACCATGCTTTGGTGTAGAAAGTGTCACGGCAGGGTGTTTGTCGACAGAACGTTCACGGAGAATCAGAAGTTTGAACTGACCTGTTCGAGGTGCGGCAAGCGATGGTTCGTGGACAAAGAGACAAACGCCTTCGGGCGCTTCCTCGTTAGGAGTGAAAGAGAATTACGGCACCTACTGGGTTTGTAGGGAAGTGGCCGAACGACATC